AAGATCGAAGTTTACGGACGTGCCTATAATTGGCAACCTTCCACGGATGAAGATAATCGCTACGCCGTCCAATTTATGAACGGTGGCTCCGTAGCCGCAGTAATTTATCTCAGTCTCCTTCCTGGTGATAGACGGTTCTACGTGTTCAATGCAGATTTTGCAGCGAATCAAGTTTCAACTCTGGACTTCCCTGAAGATCAGTGGGTACGGTTGGAATTTCATCTTGTCTGTCACGCTACTCTCGGAGAAATACATGCCAAGGTCTTTCTTGGCGACTCCACTACGCTCTACGATGAGGCTCGTCTACAAAACACGAACACGTTGAGTCAAATCACCGTTTCACGATTCGGACAAGCTAACACTCGTATTGGGAACTTCTCGATGGATGACATTGAACTCAACGATATAGGCTGGCCGGGAGCGGCGATATCAGAGAAACAATCATTTTATGCATCACGTCGTAGAGCTTGGCGATAATGGTTAAGATAATTTGCGAACAGTATCGCGATGGTGTGAAAGACGATGCTGCGCCTCTTGTTATTCCTAAGTTGAAGAATGAGAAGCCAGAACAGACACTTGAACGTAAATTCAAAGGCGCCGAAAAACGTGGATGGATTGTCGAATGGGTAAGCGACATCGAATTCCATGCTTGGAAATACTATACCGATGGTGATGGTACGCCAGAGCGACCTAACCGAAAAGATCGCTTCTTTAAGGTTATTACATAATGGCTGTTACCGACTTAGGCGATGAGGCGGTAACTCGTACTGATACTAGTGATCCGTACAACATGGCAGTAACTGTGCCGGCGAACTGTCGCGGCATAATTGTAGGACTAAGCCACGGTACATCTAGCACAGATCATGTTGTTTCAGTTGTTTTTGATGGTGTCACGTTTACTCGTGTTATTCGCGCTACGGATACTGTGACTGAGCCAGGCGATGCAATACTGTACTTCGGTGCGAAAATCGGTGGAACCTTCACTTCAGGTGCGGGTACTATTGTTATTCAACTCGCCACAGGTACAACTGATGACATTCATATCAACGTTTGGTATCGTGGTAGTGATACTAGTGCTGATCTAGAAGTCATTGATTCTGAAGGTATCTCTGAAAACGCAGCTAACCCAACGGTAACACTCACGAAAGGTGGCCGTTCAGGATCGTGTGTCTGTCAGATGTATGGCGGTGGCGCTGCTCCGGGAGGTACACTTGCAACAGGCAATACACTAGACGGTAATGTTGACCATACCGCTTTTTATTCACAAGCGTGTCATGAAACAACTATTGATACTGCCGATCATACAATAGGTTGGTCAACACTATCAACAGACGACTTAGCATTTGTCGCCTGTTGTGTAGCAGAAGTAGTTGCAGCTATACCGGGTTCAATTTATCAGACAATACGTAGACGTTCTGGTGACCGTTTTCTTACTCGTAGATAATTCGTAGATACTAGGAGGTAAAATGTCCAGGCTATATACTGTTGAGTTTGAGAATGTCACTATTACCAATGCAGGTGGCCCTGCCGATATCTTTGAACTTGATGCGGCTGCTGGTAAGCCGATTGAAGTAGTTGGCATGAAGCTCTACACAGTATCGGAACTTCAGGAAGCACAGGAAGAATGGATAAGGCTGCGATGGATTCGCGGTCATACAACTTCGGGTTCTACACCAAACTCTAGTCCTACGCCTGCTCCGGTTGCTGTTACAGATCAAGCTGCTGGATTTACTTGTGAAGTCTACAATACTACCGAAGCGTCAGCAGGTACGGCAGTTAACTTAGAATCTCTAGCTTTCAATGTACGCGCTGGTTATGAATTCTTCTATCCCGAACTGATGGGGTCAAAAACTTCAGAAGCTAACCTACTAGTTCTACGTATGCTCTCAACTGTAGCTGATGACGTTTCCATGACCGGAACTTTGTGGGTTCTTGAACAAGGTTAATAAGTGCCACGCTATCCTATCAGAGCTAGACAACGACCTCCCCGTAAGGGAATCTTTCGTTCCATCTTTACTATAGGTGGAGCATATGTTCCTCCTGTCGAATATGTAGATAGTGCTACAGTATATCTCGATCTACAACCAGCTAGTTCTGATGTTGCTGACTACATTGATAGTGCACAAGTTTATCTTGAATTAACAGCTAGTGGTTCTGATGTTCTAGAAGCTGTAGATAGTGCGGAGGTATATCTTGATCTTCAATCGTCCGGCGTTGATACAGCACAATTCGATGATGCTGCCACGGTCTATATGGACCTTACCGCCTCTGGCGTTGATATTGCTGAGTTTGTGGATTCTGCAACGGTGGGGTTACTTCTCACACCTTCGTCTGTCCAGAACTTCGATGCAGTAGATTCTTCTGAGATATATCTAGACCTACAACCTGAATCTACATTTGAAGAGCATACGACATTCGATGCGGCAGAAGTATATCTTGATCTTCAAGCATCAGGTGTTGATGAACTCACTCGGGAATATCTAGATACGGCGGAAATTTATGTTGATCTACAACCAGACAGTTCCGACACAGCCGAATTTGTTGACTCAAGTAATGTGTATCTTGATCTTCAATCAAGTGGTTCCGATATCACAGAGTTTGCAGATGAAGCTACAGTGTACTTTGACCTTCAACCAACCAGTGACGATGTAGGAGAATTCGTAGATGCTGCTACTACGTATCTTGACATACAGCCTAGTGGCTCTGATGTTGGAGACTTTATTGATTCTGTTATCGTTCCTCTTGTTCTCTCTGCAAGTGGCGTAGACGAATATACACCTGCAAGTGGTGGCACAGAGTATCTTGATTCAGCGGAGGTCTATCTTGACATACAACCTACTAGTGTTGATACAGCCGACTTCATTGATTCAGCAACCGTTGACCTCGACATATCCATCACGACACAGGATATCGCGCAGTTCGATGATGCAGCTACAGTATTTTTGGGATTGGTACCTTCAACGACAGATGTAGCAGATTTTGTAGATACCAACCAAGTCTATCTTATACTGACACCAACAGGTGTTGAAGAACTTTCATTTGCTTATAGTGATACAGCAATTGTCTATCTCGATCTGCAAGTCCTTGTATTTATTGCTCCAACGATGGACTTGCAAGTCCTTGGAATATCGCGCAGATGGGTTCTTCAGATTAACAGACGCTTTGAGGTAATAGGAGGGCCAGTTAAACAGTGGATATTTTAAAGAAGAATACAGTTGAGCCTGTTCTTGTAAGTTTGCGAGATAGGCTTCAGAATATAACCGATCTATCTACAGTAACTACTCCACGATTCGATGTAAGAGATTCAGCCGACGTGCTTAAGATTACTAACGGTATTCCAACCTTTGATGCTGACCACCCTATGACAGCTATCTGTCTCATTGACACTAGTACCGGCGGTGGATGGGCTTCAGATGAATACCGGCTTTATTTCAAGTACACAGACGGTTCTTCTATGCCTATTCTATTTGCTGGAAAGTTTCGCGTCGAAGATGATTGACCCTGATAAGCGACGGTTCTTGTTCAAGAAGATTGGCTATGAACCTCATAGTCAGGAACAGTGGGATTGCCATGAATCGACAATGCGGTTCCGTATCTTATGCTGTGGGCGCCGTTGGGGTAAAACGACATTCGGTGGAAATGAGCTAACCGTTGCAGCGATGGATCATACCGATCCTGGTTATTATTGGATCGTTGGGCCAAACTATGTTCAAGGAGAAAAAGAGTTCCGCATTCTTTATCACAACCTCGTCGTTAAGCTCAACCTTGGGTCTAAGATCAAAAAACAGTATAACGTTAATCAAGGCCAAATGCGAATTGAAATGCCTTGGGGAACTATCATCGAGGTAAAGTCGGCAGATCGAAAAGATGGACTACTCGGTGAAGGTCTTAGAGGCGTTATTATGGCTGAGGCTGCTAGGCATGATAAAGATACATGGGAGATGTTTGTACGACCGGCACTTTCTGATATTACAAAAGGTGAGCGCGGGTGGGCAATCTTTACATCAACGCCGAAGGGACATAACTGGTTCCAAGGTCTATGGTTGATGGGTCAAATTAGAAGCATCCATCCTGAATACGAATCATGGCGTCTTCCTTCATGGGGTAACGAATTTGTTTATCCTGATGGCAGAGCTGATAGCGAAATTAAACTAATTGAACAGACAGTATCACCACAGTTCTTTGCACAGGAAATCGCTGCTGAGTTTACTTCGTTCGTTGGTCGAATCTACGATGAGTTCATTCCTAAGATTCACGTCCCAGAAAAAAGTATTCCATATAATCCAGCATGGAGAAACTATTGGGTATTCGACTATGGTTTCGCTGATCCCTTCGTATGCTTAGATATTATGGTTGATCCTGAAGAGAACGTTTATATATGGAGAGAATATCAAGAGCGATATAAAGCGACTTGGGATCATGCTCATATTCTACAGGAAAGACCCAATCCTGAAGGATTCCATGTTGATGCAATGTTTGGTGATCCTCGTGGTGCAGATCAAGCAGCTACCATTGCATTAGTTCTCGGACAAGTGTTTTCTGAAGACGTTGATCGTTCACAAGGATATGAAGCTGTTAGGCGTTGGATTAAAGTTCAGCCTAACGGTAAACCTAAATTCTTCATTGATAAAAGTTGTGTAGAACTCATCCGACAAATGGAAATGCTGCATTTGAAGGAAGCTAAGGACGGAAGAAACGCTCCAGAAGAACAGCACGATTATGACGATCACGGACCTGACGCAGTTAGATATTTCTTCAGTCAATACTTTGTGCTTGGTGCTGGTTCCCGCCTTAGCGACGTGTACTCTCCACTTGGTTTGACTGGTGAAGCATTAACGTACTTCCAGCAGCATACGCCATTTACGAAACAGACTATCGGCTTCGGTCAGAGGTAATATGGCAAAGAAGAAAGATAACCGAAACAAACGCAATCTAGTAACTCGTATCTTTCAAGCTGCTCCCGATCCGCGAAAACGGTCAACCGGCACTTCTCTAAATGCAAGGGGAGCGGTGCCTGTTGATAGTTCAGCCACTAGTGAATTAGGCTCATCGCGTGGTGGAGTTACAAGAGACATTGTTCCTGCATTGGGTCAGGGAGCGCAAGCAATTCGCATCTATGACCAAATGTCTAACTCTCTTGCTAGTGTCGATGTTTCGCTTCGTGCGGGTAAGATGCCTATTATGGGTGCAATGTTCTTTATCGAATCATACGATGATTCACAAGAGAACATTGACATCAAACAGTTCGTTGAATACAATCTTCTTAGAGGAACGGCAGCACCATTTCTTCTCGTACTAGAAGATATCCTTCGTATGTACGAATACGGTTATACCGTATTCGAGAAGGTATATGAGAATAGAGAATGGGCGCCTAAACGTGGTGGAGCTAATCGTCGTAAGTACACAATGCTAAAGAAGCTAGCTCCACGTCCTACTCCTACTATCAAGAAGATTAACTACGACGACAATGGTGGTCCCCTTAGTATCGTGCAATCTGCTGTCGATAGGAATAACAAAGTTAAAGATGTTGAGCTGGATATCTCTAAGCTCATCGTATTCAGCTTTAATAAAAAGGGCGGCAATCTAGAAGGTAAGTCGATCCTTCGTACTGCATATCAGCATTGGTACTACGTTGATAACCTTTACAAGATTGATGGTATTCAGAAGGAACGTCATGGTATGGGATTCCCTGTACTTGAACTTCCTCCTGGATTTAAAGATGCTGACAAACTTGCAGCAGAGTTGCTAGTTCAGAACATTCGTACTAACGAGCATGGCGGAATGGTTCTACCTCCTGGCTTTAAATTCCATTTCGCAGAATTGCCAGGGCAACCTGTTAACGTGATGGAATCTATCGACCATCATAACGGGATGATTATGCTTAACGTTATGGTTCAGTTCCTTATGATGGGTATTCAAGGTAGCGGTAGTGGTGGTAGAGCAACTGCTGGATCGCATCAGGATATGTTCACGAAGTCACTACGCTATGTAGGAAATCTCATCTGCGATTGGATGAACTACTATCTCATTCCACAATTGGTTGCATATAACTTTGAAACTGACAAGTTCCCACGATTGCAGATCAAAAATATCGGTGAAACGAAAGACTTGCAACAGTGGGGATCAGCAGTTGCAAACCTTGCTGCACAGAATCTTATCACTCTTGATTTGGAGACAGAACAGTGGGTTCGTTCTATTCTCGATGCGCCACCTAAAATGGGAGGTAAGCAAACTCCTGAAGCTAATGCAGGTAACGCAAGCGAGAAGAAGGGAGATATTGAATCAGGTGTTGGTGATGGAGGTAATGCAGGAGTTCCTACTGATGATGCGGATACATAATGAAAGACTATAGTAAAATCATCACAGGTATGACTTCTACTCCGTGGATGATTACGGAATCTGCCATGAAGATGATTTGTGAAATTGTGCAAGAGCATATTCATGGAAACGTATCGCAAGAAGATATCCGTATCAGGTATCAGGATTCTCGGCAGGAAAGGAAGGAACGTCATGCTACTAAGCAAGTTCGTGGACTTGGCGTTCTTGAACTAGCTGGACCCATCTTTCCTAAAGCGAATCTTATGACGGAACTGAGTGGAGCAACATCTATTGAACAGTTCCGTAGTGACTTTAGAGTAATGCTTGCAGATGAATCTGTTGATGCAATTCTTCTGGACATTGATAGTCCCGGTGGTCATTCATCGCAGATTTCTGAAATGGCCGCAGAGATTCGACAGGCTAGAGAAATCAAGCCTATCTGGGCTATCGCAAATACATCAGCAACTTCTGCTGCATATTTTCTCGGTTCGGCAGCAGACAAGATGTTTGCTTCGCCTTCTTCATTCGTTGCAAACATCGGAACTATCATGGTAGTCAGAGACGATTCCAAACAGAATGAAATGTTTGGCATCAAGGAAACTCCTATTGGTTCTAGTAAACTCAAGAAGGTAGGTTATGAGCCTCTTGATGCTGAAGGTGAAGCTTATCTTCAGAGCATTGTCGATGATACCAATGATGATTTCGTAACTGGCGTTGCTCTAGGTCGTAGAGTAAGTGAAGATACTGTTCGTAACGAATTTGGCGACGGTGCAGTTATGACAGCAAGACAAGGTTTAGAAGCTGGAGTAGTAGATGGTATTGCTACTTTTGACGAGGTTGTCTCTGAGCTTCTACATTCTACTTCTACCACACAGGGAGGTTCTATCGGTCGCGCGGAAAAAGTTGCTGCAAACGCTAACGTTAGTAATACAAACGTTAAGCAAACGGACGATATGGATAAAGCACATGGTGAGCCTGGTCCTACAGGTGAGCCAATTCCACGCGAACCGGCAGATAAAGATGATCCCGCTATTAAGGGAGGTTGGCGAGTTGATACACCACCGCCACCAGCAGGACAACAACAGAGCAATCAAGGAGGGAAGGAGCTAATGGATAACGAACAGCTTGTTGCTCTCGCAACTGCACTCGGTGTAGAAATTGCCGAAGGTGATGATGAGGCAACAGTGTACGCTAATGTACTTGAAGCTGCTGGCGATATTCAGCCTCTTCTGGTAGCAACATCAGAGGCAAGGGATTTCGCTAAGGACTATCCTGAGCAGGCTAATCGAATGCTTGAACTTGAAAGAGCGGATCGAGAAAGTCGTGCTATGCAGTTTGCAAAGCAGTTTGAAAGTGTACAGAAAGAAGTTAAGGTTGGAGAAGATACGAAGATTAAAACATTCGGTTACTCCGCTCTTATGACTTCTAAGATTGAGGAAGCTCATGTAAAGGTTGCAAGTCGTTCTTTCACCCATGATGATCTTTCCAATCTTCTTACGACAGCATTCGATAGCGTTGTAGATTTTGATGAGGACGGTTCTTCTAGGTCTGTTGAGCGTAAGCCAGTCGATGCTAATGCAAGTCGTCAGACTGTTCGACAGGAGTTTGCTAATCTCGTTAAGGAGATTCGTCAGGAAGATAATCTATCTCGTAGAGAAGCAATTGCGGAAGCTGCCAAGCGTGAGCCTGAGCTTGCTGCCGCATATGCGAGCAGGTAGGAAAGGAGGATTAACGAATAATGCCATCAGCAACTAGCAATCAGGTTGAGAGCAAAGGCTTTAATGCTGCTGCTGCTATTACGAAGGGTCGTGCAGTTAAGTCAACAGGTAACCCTGAAGAAGTCACACCAGTAACAGCAGCAACTGATGTTGTTTTCGGTATTGCAGTATTTGATGTTTCTGCTGGTGAAATTGCAAGAGGAAAAGGCGCGACCGTTGTACTGATTGGTCAGGCAGTAATGGAAGCATCAGAAGCAATCAACGAAGGTCAGCTTATTTCGCCAACTGCTACTGGTACCGCACAGGTTGCTGCTGCTACCGAACGTGTAATTGGTGTAGCAATGGAAGCAGCTTCAGGTGCAGGTAAGTATTTCAAGATTCATCTTAGTCTACCTGGCACGATTCTGGCGTAGGAAGGGAGGGATATCTAAATGCCAATGTACGATCCAGGCGCAATGTTCACCGACCCCATCCTTACGGATTTCTCGGTTGGTTATCAGTCGCCTCTATTCTATGGTCTACGAATGCTTCCCGAAACTCCGGTAAATACTGCATCAGGTATTTATCGTGTATGGGATCGTTCTAACCGTGTCTACTTCCTCTCTCGTCGTGAACCTGGCACAGTTGCTAATGAGGTTCGTGGTGGGCGTTGGAGCACAGATACGTTCAAGACAGTACAGCATGCACTTCAAGCTGCTGTTGCAGATGAAGAGGATATGGAGCTTCAGACACAGGGCGGTTATGCTAATCCCGCATTCGGTGGAGATTTTGATATTGACCCACACGAAGATGCTGCTGCTCTCGTATTCGATTCACTACAGCTAGAGCATGAGCTTACTGCTGCTGCACTACTTCGCAATACAGCAACATATCCTGCCGGTCATACTGTTACACTTCTTGCGGCAGATCAGTGGGATAACTATGCAGGTGCAACATCCAATCCGATTGACGTTCTTCGTGCTGCAATTTTGAAGATTGAATCGAAGATTGGTGTTAAACCCAACCGTCTCCTTATGAGCACGTTTGGACAGAACTGGCTAGAGAATCATCCTGATATGGTTGCACGTTTCCAGAACTTCTCACTTACTGATCCAGAAGCCTTCCGTAAGCTAGTTGGTTTCGATGGTGAGCTTGTTCTCGTTCAGGATGACTGGTACAACGCGAACGATATTCTGGAAGCTACAGAGTCACTTACTGCCATTTGGGGTAAGGATGTTATCCTTGCGTATGTTAATCCTCAGCTGACACTTCGTGATCTTTCGTTCGGTAAGACTTTCGCGCAGATTTGGCCAGATGGTTCAACACGACCTACTGACCGTTGGCGTGAAGAGAGTCGTATGTCTGACATGGTGAGAACACATTGGAAGTGGGACCTTAAGATTACTTCTTCCATTGCTGGTTATCTCATCAAGGACGCATTCGGCTCAACTGCTTGGTAAACAGGAGGATGGTAAATTACTATGGCTAGACCACGTAAAAGGAGAACTGCGAAGAAGGGTGAATTCTTCGCATGGACTGATATTCATAACGGTGGTGAGACTAAAGAAGTTCGTGGTCGCAACATCGTTGTTAATAGGAACATGGTTAAGCTTGGTGATCCTGTTAGTCAGTCTGATCTAGATGTAAGTGACGAAGAGTGGCAGGGACTTCTCGATGGAGGCTCTGTTCGTGATTATCCACTTCCAGATGGAATTGGTGAGAACGAATCTCCTAGTGCATATGTTGCAAGACTACAGGCAGAGCAGCAGGCACTCGATCCCGATACTCTTCTTAAGATGAATGCTGCACTTCAGATCGCAGTTCCACAACCGACAGAAGATGCAGAAGTACATGATCCTTCCGGTGCCGAAGAAACTGCTAATACAGCAGTTGCAGAAGGTACAGTAGGTACAGGCGAGGAAGGTGATCCAACAGCATAATGGCTCTCATTGACGACAATGATATCAATAAGTTCCTCCCTGAAGATAAACTCATTGCGGAGTCGGAACCTCTGTATGCAGAGATTCTAGAAGATATCGAGCGCGTCATTAGAGGCTGGCTTGCTGGTTATGTTGCTTCGGGAGTAATGGCTCTCTGGCTGACCCCTGGTACAACTCCTTCAACAATCAGAGCTATCGGGGGTCGGCTAGGTGCCGCATTTATCTACCGACGCAGATATTCTGAAGACTCACTAGATGATCCACAGTATGCACAGTTCCTATACAATGAAGCGATGACAATGCTCCAAAGAATCATTGATGGAAGTATGACACTAGATGAAGACCCAACTGATGTCGGTGGCGGATTAACTACGGATATGTTCTATCCCAATGATCCTAATACTCAGCCACCTAAATTCACAATGGACTCAGTGTTCTAATGGCAGTAACACGTTCAGGTGCGTTCATTGGTGCTTACGGTACTCAGGCTGCTGGTTCTATTACCTTTGAATGGGTGCCTGATCCTATTGTATTCAGTGAGAAGATTCTGGACGTTAAAGACGCACTTGAAGATCGTACTATCCCTCTACTTCTCTCCAAAGGAATCATTCAAAGAGATATCGAATCTAACTTTGAAGGAGAACATGATCCACAAGGACAACCGTGGAAACCTTGGACTAGTGGCTTTCAAACCGATTCCGATGGTAGACGTAGAAGGAAAGTATATGAAGACCCGGCAACGGGTGCAGTAACATCAGAGAGAGGTTATGCAGAGAATCTACCTGATGGACACAGCGGTAAGATTCTCAATTGGAGAGGTATCCTAAAAGAAGCAGCTACGAGTGATGCGGCCTTTGTCCAAGTTTCGGGGCAGAGCGTTAATGACGACTCATTATTTTTCGATACAGGTGGACTTCCTCCATATTGGGAATGGCATCAAGAAGGTGTAGACTATCGTACTCCTGGTGGTGAACTACCTCAACGTAGATTCCTTGGTATGTCTGATGAAGCTGAACTTCAGATTCTTGAAGTGTTTGATGGTTGGTTCCAAGGTATTGTGGAAGCAGCTACATCGTCAAGAGGAAGAACTTTTGCTCGTTGGCGTGATCCATCTACAGGACGATTCACTAAGAATCCTAATGCGTAAGTATGACGTATACTAATGCCACAGGACTATCACGATATCACACAGGTATTAGACTATCTCCATGATCGTATCGACAACAATAAAACCGCACTCTCACTTAAACATATTACCTATGGAGATGAACAGCTACTACCTGAATATCCCGCACTTGTTCTTACAGCCGAAAGACCAACAAGAACACGACAGCATGCAACTCGACAATGGCACAGAGAGTTCTTCTGTGATATGTGGTTGTTCCATGCAAACCTCAGCCGAAGTCGAAGAGTAAGAACAAAAGAAGATATCCAAATGGCGAGGAAGTTAGAGAGATTCCTCAATGCAGATAGAACTCTTGATGGTCATATCATCTTTGGGTTCGTTACAGATTTACAGCCTATCGTGATTGGTCGAGTTACTTCAACAAAAGGTAATGCTGTTATTGCAACTCGGCTATCATGGCAAGGAGAGAATCGAGTGTTGTGGTCAGATGAAGAACAATGGAATTCATAGGAGGTAGGAGGGAGGAATGACTCTAACTGTCGAAATCAAGCATCCTGCTTTTGAGGATGATGTAGATTTAGATGTTGCTGGTATTCTTGTAAAGAACAACAGTTCAGTAGAACTTACTGAAGATCAGGAGAGACTTCTTGTAGCAAGGCGACAGAAGCCTGCTAGAGAAACTCTTGAAGCAGCTACATTCGTTACAGTAAAAGGTACGTCTCTTCTTTCAAAGAAGGACATTGATGAGATTCTGCCTACCTTTGCTGATGCTGAATCAGTTGAGGAAACTACTAACGATGATGAGATTGTAGAAGGGAGTGAAGCCTAATGCCAGCAGGTTTGGGCGGTGGTGGTAGTGTAGGACTTGCCTTTGAAACTACAATGGGCACCTACGTCGCACCTGCCGTCTATGTCCCCATTCTCGATGAGGACTTTATTTATACGGAATCGAAATACTATTCGGAGCAGATTAGGCAACAGTCGATTGTCTCCGATGTAAAGTCATCGTACTATCATATCGAGGGTCCAATTACTATGGAAGCCGATCCTCGATTCCTTCCATACTTCCTCTACGCATCACGTCACGCTATTACCAAAACTGGTGCAGGCCCATTTGAGTATAAGTTCGTTCCTTCTGCTGCTGGTAGTGCTAGTACAGCAGCATCGGGAGCGGTTCCTAGAACTCTGTCGATTACGATTGTTCGTAACGAAGTTGTATTCGGTTATACCGGATGCGTCATGGGTAGCTTTGAATTTACAGTTGAGGAAGGTGTACTAAGAGTCACAATGGATGCTCTTGGTCTAGCTGAAGCTGTCCAGGCCAATCCCACAGAAACGTGGGTTGCATCCGATCTGCTTGGTGCCGATGCTCATAGAATCTATCTTGCTGCATCTGCTGCTACACCAACGTTTGGTGCCATTGATGTTAACTTCAACGGATTTACATTCCGTGCTAATCACAATGCAGAAGCACAGAATAGAATTCACGCACAGCGTTCTGCTAGCTACATCAGTTATGGAATCACTGAAGCTGAGATTGAGTCGGAACTCGACTTCATTGATCGTACCGACTATGACAACATGGTCGCTAATACAACCAGGGCTATTAAGCTAGAGTCCACGAATGGAGGCGCAAACTTCGCTGCTGCAACTTCTGCCGTTCGTCTACAAGGTAACCGAGTTAGCTATGATGCATATGAGCCTAACCTAGAAGGAATGGGTGATCTCATTATGGCTGACTTCACAGGTCGTATTATCGGCGTTGCAGGTGGAGACGCATATCAGATCGAGGTTAAGTCTCCAACGAACGTTTCATAATACGCTTTTGTTCAAGCAAGACTACAGTTAGACAGGAGATAGAAATGCCAAGAGCTACAATTGATACAGAAGAGACTTTCCGCTACGATCTTAAGACTCTTCCTGCCAATAATGGTGACATGGGTGGATACGTTATTCTGCGTCGTTTGACTTATCATCAGATGATGCAGCGTCGTGATATCGCTGCCAAGATTGGTTGGGAAGAACGTCGTGCTAGCAAAGGTAATAAAGGTAGTGGCAAAGAACAAGATACTATTAAGGCTATGATGGAAGTGATGAACGTAGCCACTATGGAGTATGAGTTCCGGCACAGTGTTGTTAGCCACAATCTTGAGAACGCTAGCGGTAGTCTCATCGACTTCACCAACCCCGAAACATATAAGAGTCTCGATCCTAGAATCGGTGCAGAGATCAATGGTTATATTGATGATCTGAACCAGGAGCTAAGTGATGACGAACTTGAAAATTTTCCAATTGCACCCAAGCCATCCTTTGGGGACGAGACGACGCTGATCTCTACTTCGGACGAGAGCTAGTTCTCAAATGCATCGACTGGTTGAGAATAGCTCGGTTGTGTAGCGAGCTTCATATTCCACCTAGAGGTGGTGGGCTATTAGATCAGCCAGCCCACGAAGTTGTGCTGCTTGAAAAAATCTATGAAGCTAGTGACAAGCATCAGAAGAGAACAGAAGAACGCGACGCAAACCGTAAGAAGAATCGTGAAAGGCACAAGCCAGAGTAATGGTGAATAGATAGCAATGGCGCTACGATTCGGAGAAATGGTACTTATCATTCGGACGCAAGATTTTGCGTCTCGTAACCTTGATCGTGTTTCCGCGAACCTGGGTAAACTATCTAAGTTCCAAGAACTGAATCGTCGTAAGTCAACTCTTGATCTGCGTCAAAGTAGACTTCTCAGCCGTATGGATACTACACGGCAAGAGCTTAGAGGTCTGCAACAGAAACTCAATCTAGAACATGAACTCTCTCGCGTTATTTCCGATAGAGAGTTAGCATCAAAACGATTAGCTGGATTACAAGCTGCATCTGCTGGTAGTGGTACATTACGTGGTGCCGGAGGTAGATTCACAAGTGCGGCTCCACAATTAGCTAGTGCAAGTCAATTGTTATCCGGTCTAAAAAGTCGTGAAGCTGATCTGTTAAAACAGCATGAATCGCTGCTTAAATCCTTAGCAGCAACTTCGCCTACTCTTGCAAAGATGGGAACTGCACAGGCGACAGCACACGTTAACAAACTAACTAACTCCCTCGGGTTAATGGGGCAAGAGTTACGAATTGTCCAATCCGATATTGCTCATGTTGACGATGCTCTCAATAGGGTACGTTGGGAGAAAGTACATAGAGCAGGACAAACCGTATCACGTCTCGGTAGAGTTATGCAGCTTACGGGACTAATCGCCGCAGGGTCATTTGTGGCCGCAGGTAACGCCGCTGCGAACTTTGGACAGTCCGTAACTCTTGCCGCAACTCAGACACGCGATCTTAATGCACCGTTGTCACAGGTAGCAGAGCGATCCACAAAACTGCAAGATGCTATTCTTAGCCAGATGCAGAAGTTTCCCGGCTCTGCTGAAAGTATGTCTAACGCTGCCTATGAGATTTTCTCATCACTTGATCTCGCTGATAAAGGACGTATCAAGTTCTGGCGCGGTTTACAGATTTTGGAGAAAGCTAACAAGGTTGCTGTCGCAGGTGGTATTGATCTAGACGATGCTATCAAAGGTCTTATTATCACCTTGAACAACTTTGACCCTGACCTTAACAATGTTAATGAGACTCTTGATACCATGTTCGATATTGTTCGTTTCGGTAACATCCGAGTATCGGACTTCACTCAGCTTATTACTAGAGTTGCAGCTACAGCCAAAGGTGTAGGCCATACACTAGAAGACTTGGCTGCACCTATCGCAATGCTCACAAGAGTCCTACCATCCGAGCGAGTCGGAACAGGACTATTCAGACTTGAAGAAGTATTCGCTAATAGAGACTTCCAGCAAGGTTTCAAACTTATCAGCAAGGCTAGAGTTGGAGAAGGTCTAGACTTCCGCAAGGCTGGTGGTGGACTTATTCCGTTCCAACAGATTCTTGAGGATATCGTAAAGGTCTTCCCTGAACTTGAAGACGGAAGAATGGACGTTGCCGAATTCCTGAAGATGGTATCGTCGGCAGGTAAAACTGCAAGAACAGGTAAACCATCAGAAGGGCAGCTATTCACATCACAGGCAAGAAACGTTCTACGTCCACTTGTTCAGGATATGGACCAAGTACGAGAAATTCAGGGTCTGATTGCTGGTAACCAAAACGAGTTTAATAGAGCCTTTGAAGCAATGGCACGAACGCCAGCAGTACAGTGGAAAATTTTCCTCAATCAAATGAAGGCTGTTGCGCTTGAAATTGGGCGCGACGCACTACCTGCACTACTCTACCTTGCTGGTGGCATTCAGCGATTGATTGAATGGTTCCGTAATCTTGATCCTCAGTTGAAATCTAACATCATTAAGATCGGTGTATTCGCATCAGTAGCAACTCTTATCGGTGGCATTCTACTTTCCGTTGTCGGCGGACTTGTCTCACTTGTGGGCGCTATTGCACTTGTAAGCGGTGGTCTAGGAACTGCCGGGGGTGCAGGATTACTCGGACGTATGGCGCTGTTGCTAACTCTGTTGCGGACGTTGAGCCTCATCGGTGTTGTCACTATTACTATTAAACTGCTTATGGACAAGACTGGACTCAGTGATTTTGTTGAAGGTGCAATGGACAAGTTGGAGAAGTTCAGTGACAAACCAGGTATGCGAGGTTTGCATGGAGTCATATCCACACTGAATGCTATTGACGAAGCTCTCGGTCTTGCAGAAGAAGAACCAAAGAAGGGATTGTTCAATCCTAACTTCAAGTTGAACATTCCAACTAAGGAACTAAAAGCGTTTGAGAAGCAGTATAAGAGAGCTAGAGAAGGTCCATCTATTCAGGAAGTTCTTGCAGGCGCAAAGAAAGAGACACTTAAGACTGTTGCCGATGAACTTGGAATGTCTCTAGATGAGATTCGTAAGCAATTCGGTGCAACAGGTGAAGAAGCTGGTGGCATGGGTGATGCTATTTCACAGGCTGCACAACAAGCTGAACAGTCAATTGACCAAGCTGCTAGCAACATGACTAATATCTGGAATCAGTTTAGAGACGAGAACGTTAGAACATTTGGAGAGTTGTTCAGCGGTCCATTCTTCCAGTCTGAAACATGGTCACTTGCTAAAGAGTGGGACGTTAAGCCTACTATGGCTGAAATCAACAAAGACCTTCGGATGCAGATTCAGAATTTCCGAAAGTACCGCAACACACTGAATGCGATTTCTCAGCGCAAAGGTGTCTCTGCTGAACTCATGGCAGAATTGCGACAACTTGGTCCTGACGCTCTTGACAAACTAGAGGTACTTCGGAAAGCTGCACCTAAACAGTTCAACGCATTCGTTACATTGTGGCGAACTAAGCAGGTCGAGATTGAAAGAGCAACGAAGATTGACTTCAACAAGCAGCTTAAGCAATGGTTCTCTTATGGTAAGAACATTGCGAAGAACATCATCCTCGGTCTACAAAGTTCCGACGTTGAACTCGATGCGGCATTCAAGAGATACATCACTACTAAGTTCCCCGGCATTGTTGAAGAAGCTAAGAAACAGGCAAGAGCAGAATTCAATCGTCAGAGTGCCGGTGGTCAAGCTTCCGGCGGTAACAAGACAGGAACAACTACTACAAAGGTTAACTCAGATAACAATACCGTTACAATTACCATTACACCCAAGAAAGGTGAATCTAGTAAAGAGGCAGCACGACGAGCAGCATGGGAATTTTCTCGTTCAAAAGGAAGCGCGAGAGATAGGGATTAATTATGTCGCTTACGCTTGTACAAATTAGACCTGTAACAGGTAGCAATGTAACAATCAATACTGTAGATGGTTCAGGTAATCATCTTTATCCATTGCATGATTTTGAGCCTGAGACTGATCTACCTGATACTGTACTTAAGAAGATGCAAGATGCAGGTGTGTGGCCTACCTTTGCTTACCCAGGCGCGATGACTATTATTGCGACAGGTGAAGTATTAGGTCTTGGCGCCAGTGATTCAGCTATCTCAATTGATGCGATGACAAAGAGAGAAGCATTGCACGATGCATGTTTACCCGCACTTACTGTCCCAGGGACTACTTACACTTCTCGTAAACATGGAACTTTGCGAGTACGCTACGATCACTGGTCACAGGATGGAGACGTAGATTTCCATTGCATCTTATGTCGTATTCCTCTAAAAGCTCTAATGCCGGGACGACATCAATATTTCATTAACTTCAAATGCTTCTTACCCTTCTTTGTGGGAGTTACTAACGGCGCTGTACTACTACCGTAACAAGCACAACAGGAGATCATGGCTTACCAATCAGGAGAATGGGTAATTGAGTTTCGTGAGAATACCGCCGCAGCGAGATTAACCGCATGGGTGAAACCTCCGAGACTTAAATGGACCATCCGTAATTCCGAGAAGGGCGAGATGACTTGTGAGTTGCCCATCGGAATGGAAGAGTACGATGGTTCTCCTATGAGTAGAGACGGTATTGTCCCTTGGCATACCGATTGGTATTTGTATCGAGGCAACACTTTACGTGATGCAGGTATCGTTACATCTATCAATCTAGCTGACGATAGAGATAGTGTTCTTGTTGCAGGAATGAACTGGCTTGGCTATCTAGAACATCGGACATATCCGTTCGATCCTGAACAGTATGTCAATGACCATGATTGGGCAAGCTGGCCTAAAATTTGGGGCGAAGGTGCTTCCACAGGTGTTGATCTTAGAATCATTGTGGAGGATATCCTAGAAGCAATGATTGAGGCAACTATCAGTCAGGGAGCTTTCACGATTTCTGCCGCTTTCTTTACTCCCCCATTCATCCTTGCGAATCGTAACACTGGTCTTATGGGTAGATACAAAATTTTGCCTGGTGACGAGACAACTATTTTCGATCATATCAAGAAGCTATCTGAAAACTCTGACGGATTTGAATTTGACGTTCTGCCACAAAATCTTGAGTTTAGGATGTACGTTCCTAACCGAGATCAAGGTACACCAGTCTATCGTTTCACTAAGAACGAAAGACTCATTGCTCTGGATTGGACTAACGAAGGACCACTGGCAACAGTGACAACTATTCTTGGTACAGGAAGTAGCATAAAGCGCGGAGTAATTCGTACAGACTTTGAGAGTGTGGTTCGTTATAGATGGACGGATCGTGTTGCTAACGTAGGGCAAGTTGCATCACAAGCTGCGTTGGAGAAAGCAGCACAAGGCGAACAATTTGAAGATCGCTTCCCTCGTAAGAAAGCTGGCTTTAAGATTCACGATCCTGAACTACTAACTCCGAATTTCTGGACTGGTGGTAGACCACGATCATTACTTGGCAATCGCGTTCGTGTTAATCACGACTTTTTCTTCCATAGAGTTAATGCTGATTACCGTATTCAAGTAATCAACGTTGAAGTAGACGAGCATGGAAATGAATCAGTTGACTTTGAACCCGAAATGATTAACACACCTGAAACAAATCCCGCTTTTGGTGGTGGCGGTGGCGGTGGAGGATTTGAGTCATCGTGAGCACTAGCAAACCTAAGAATATTCCACGCAAACGAAAATTCGCTCCTGATCCTCCAACTCCTGAAACATATCTTTTGGAGCGTGTGGAATATCTTGAAAACGAAGTTCGATTGCTACGTCAAAATCTTCAGGTTCCTACTGTTCATACATTTGATCGGTCGCAGTACATTGATGCAACGCAAGGTGAAATGTTTTGGGATCATAAGAACCAGCGTAGCTATGTATTCCATCACGATTATTACAGACCTACGCAACCTCCTACTTATCATATCAAAGTTTTCCATGATGAGAAAGCTGTTACCGCTGGTGACGGGAAATTCAAATTTAAAATATCGAGAGATATGGGTGGGTGGACACCGCCTGTCGGAGAACCATATCCTTCGTTCTATCTCTATGATGCAGAAGCCTATGTTACTACGGCTGGTTCTTGCACTATATCTCTTACCAATGATACTAAAGGCGTAGATATGTTGTCTAGTCCTTTGGTTATTACTTCTTTGAATGATACCGGAACAAGAGTTATTCATCCAACTAACAGTCTAGTTGATTGGGAAGATCATGTTTGGATCAATGTAGATTCTGCTGGCGGCATGGGTCTTGGTGTCATTCTAGTATTCAATCCGGTGCTTACCTGAAATTTGAAATAGTGAATTATAATGGCTGATATTAGAGTTAGTCCTGCTGTAATTGACGATTTTGAAAGAGCCGACGAAAATCCAATTGCTTTGCCTTGGACAAAAAATTGGAGTGCCGGTGGTACGATAGCTTGCGAACTCTCTAGTGGCATTCTTCATAGTCCAGCTATCAACCCTGCAACATCAGGACAGAGTTTCTATTCCGCAGAATCTTATACTCAAGATGGTGGTTCAATTGTAGAAGCATGGGGTTTAGCATCTGGACAAATTCCACAAGCGGAAAGTACCCGTTTTGGCTTATGTGATGATGCTGCCGGTATGAATGGTTACATCTGCCGTTGTGAGAATCCCGTTGGTGACAATCCTTGGACTATCCGCAAATATGTAAATGGTACAGCTAGTGAGATAGCACAAAATTCTAACTTTACTTTGCCCGAAGCAGGTGATTACTGTTTAATGCAGCTTACGGATACAGCAGTAAATTGCTATTACGCGCAGAACGGGGATACAGAGAATTGGACTCTAGTTGTATCAGCGGCAGACACAACATTTCGATCTAATCTCTTTCTACATTTTGGTGGTAATGGATCAAACCCAGGATGGGAAGCTGTAGGTGGGGGCAAAGAATTAGAACTGTCACAAATCTATCGTAGACCTGGTGAATAGTGTATGCAGAATAGTACCGATCCCCTCCTACAATGGCTATCTAATGCAGGAGCACTCGGTATTCTTGCCGCCGCCTGTGTTGCATTTCTTAAGGGATGGATTGTTCCACGAGCAACATATGAGCGCGCACTTGCCGAGAAGGATCGTGCGTTGGAACTTGTTTACAAACAAGCTGATGTTGCACAGAAAGCTCTGGAAGCCGCAGAGAAATTCAAGCCATGAGAAATTGGGTGAAACGATTACTTGGACGTGAGGGCAAAGAGAACTCAGTACGTATACAGGGGGAACTAGATGCTATGGAAGAAAAAGTTAAACGATACGAAATGCGCGTCGAACATCTAAGACGTGAGAGAGCATTGTACGATCAGAGACGTAAGAGGATAGTCGAGTGATTGCCTTCCATAACTCTCTAATCGAAATCCCCGAATGGGGTACGATTACTCTCATTGAAGTCCTGTGGTTGGCTTCGGGATTAATGGCACTCGCCTTCGCCTCTCTACGCATACGCCCATTGTGGATAGATTATGAACTTACCAAACGTCTTGGTGATGCAGACTTGTATATTATCGCGCGAGGTTATTTACGCCGCGAAGCCCTCCGTATAGTGACAGCATTGGCTATTACATTCATCGGTGCCTACTCCGTACTAACTAATCCTGCATTTTCTGGCCCTGCGAGAGTCAGCGTAGGAGGCTTACTTGTAACTGCAAGTCTGTTCGTCGTTTCCCTCATAGTCTCGATGAATAGTATTCTCGATTGGCATGACCGAGTTCGCACTATGGAGATAATTCGGAGGGGTATCAAATGATGGACTTTATAGCTATAATCATTTTGATTGCAGTATTGATAGTAGTTTGGCGACAGATAGCAGAACAACTTAATAGTATCCATGTTCTTGTCAATTCTAATCTAGCCAAGGTGAGTGCTGATCTAGAAATTGCTCTTGATCGTATTCGCATACTAGAAAAGATTTTGACGAATAAGAATACGGAAAATGAATAAAGTTCTTATATGGGCAATTACAGTATGCTTCTTTGTGGTTGCAACCGCGCAGGGTATTAGTGCATATCGTCAGTGGCAGACAGAGCAAGATGTTGAAGTTGTTAACACGATTATTCGTACAGGAGTTTGCGCTGGACGTGATCGTGAGGATTGTATCATTGCGCTAGAAAAGAGATTGAAGGGACAAAAAGGTAAACCAGGAGAAGTAGGTATTAGAGGTCCAAAAGGGCCGCAAGGTGTTCAGGGCGTTCAGGGCGTTCAGGGTGCTAAAGGTGCTAAAGGTAATACTGGCGCAAGAGGTAGAACGGGAGCAACTGGAGCAACAGGCAAACAAGGAATTGCAGGAGATACATTCACAAGGGAGGAACTATTAGAAGCGATCAGATTGTTCTGCCAAACTAATTCAGCAGTATGTCGAGGTGAGCAAGGGCCACCAGGTCCAAAAGGTGACAAGGGTGATTCCGGTGATAGTTCTCCACCTGGACCACCTGGGCCACCCGGAGAACCTGGGCCACCTTTACCACAACCACCACCAGCACCAAAGCCACCACCATGTAAGCCAAAGCCTAATAAACCATGTCCATAATGACAGGAGATATAGATGAGTGCATTTGATAATGTAGCAGCACGATTGAAAGAGCATCTACCATTTAAGAAAGATACAACCACGCCTATTACTGCATGGGCAGATCAAGCTAAAGCTCTCAATAAAATGGCTGCCGATGTTGATCGTCTAATGGTGCGTGTTGGAAAACTTGAAGGTACTACACCAACACCTGAACCTACTCCAGAACCGGAACCTACACCCGTTGTTAAATATGCACCGCGAGCATATAACTCCACACCTAGTGCAGATGCCAGATTCTGTATGCTAACCAAGTATGGTGTGGTAAAAGAAGGCAGCGGATACGTCGATAGCAAAGGTGTTCATTACGACGAAGCTGGTCGTGATTTAGGTGGCAGGAGTAAAAATCAAGTGCCAGAGCTTAAAGGTGCCAACTCAATGGATGGTAGAGAACCATGTGATGAGTACGTTGGCCCTACAGGTAGAACTATCGGAGGAAGTGCAGGCTATCCGGCAGCTAGCTTTGAACAATGAACGATCAACAACGTCTAACGCTATTGAATGCAGCAATCAAAGAGCTTAAGCTCACGAAGGAGGGCTTTCCTAAAAAGCTAGTACCGGGTACGCATTGGGCTAATGCAATGCCTAAGCTCAATAAACTAGCTGCGGATTTGAAGCCTGATCCTAAACCTGTTATACCTATTTTTGGGCCAGTATACAACGGTGGGGATTCATTACTTCATTACCAACTTACGCATGAAACTTCTAATATTGATTACTACCCTGCATTTGATACAGCATTCTCTGAAGGGATGGCAATCCTTGCACCTGAACCTCTATTAGTTAGTCGCAGTTCTAGTTCCAAGCCAGGTCTAGCATTCTATGCTATTGGATCATGGAAACTAAAATACTGGTTCGGGCATCTTGATCGTACCCATGCCGCAGGTAAACGATTTAAGAAGGGAGAGCTTATTGGAAGAGTATGTCATAACAATGTTGGCGGTGGACCTCATTGCCATATTGGAATAAATGTCGAAGAGTTGATGGGACGTAATCATCAGTTGAAATATGGTAAAAATGGTAATGGACCTAACTACACTTTCGGTTCGCCTAACATCGGTAAGCAAATAATCGAATTCTTGCAAACTTAGGAGGAACGGCTAGTGAATCCCATTGTTAACAAGTGGCTCGATCTACTCGATAGAGTAGGATGGACAGCAGTTCAAGCTGCCGCAGCCGCAGGTATTGTTGTTCTATCAGGTACAGGAGTAGTTGAATGGAAAGGCGCACTTCTATTTGTTGCTACTGCAACGGCAATCGCAGTTCTTAAAGTTGTAGTAGGTCAGAATACAGGCACAGATGATACTGGATCACTAATCGGTCAGCCTGTTATCGAACCCTCGCCTGTGGATGCGAACAAATGAGCGGGGAACTTTATCATTTCTTAGTTGTAGTCAGTGTAATTGCAATTGCAGTAATGCTTTTCATTGCAATGATTTCGGACGACATTACATTTTAATAGTTTAAGCAACAACAAGGTTGCGCTCACCCGCGCAGCATGGAGCCGGTAGCTAGTTTTTCTCCTGGGCTACTACCGGCTCCTATTTTATTTCCTTAAGGCTTAGAAAGTACATAGGGTCTTTCCATTCAGTACTTCCAATAGGACGCATCCAAGCCCTGTAAACTCTTTCCTCTTCCTCGTTCATTTTGATAAACAATTTAGCATATTCAAAATCACCATCACGTTCATATTCGATTCTTGTCTCAATCATTTAATTCATCCTCTCTAAACAATCAAGCCTTCTCGGTATAGAATAGCAACTGCATGAGTTTTATTGTTGGCTTCTAGCTTCCTGAGAACCTTCTTAACGTGAGTCTGAACTGTCTCATAGCTGACATTTAAATATTGTCCTGCTTCTTCGTAAGTTCGACCATGTGCTATCCATTGCATAACTTCAATCTCACGTTCAGTAATCTTGTCACTTATCAAGTTTAACCTCGTAGTTAGTAAATGGTGTAATCTTATGGATACCAAAGCCGTATTTGAATTGCCACCACTGTAGCATATGGCGCATTGCATCACGACCATGTTGTAAGCCTGGTACATAAACGCCAAATCTCTTGAGTTGATCGTCAGTCCAGTAACCCATTGCTTCTGACGGCATCTGAGCAAAGTATTTAATTCCCTCAGTCTGACAGAACAACTCAATTACTCCAATCAGACGAGTCGGTGTTAAGTCCAACCCTGGCCTAGCACGATTACGATAGTGAAACTTCTCGTATATCAGGTAAAAGTTCTTCTGCCAATGCTCATGCATAAACTTGAACAGTTCGCTCTCATTGAACTTTTGTTGTCCTGGCGTCAATACTAATTTGTCACCATCGTACACTCCATGACAATAACCAGTTGTTCCACCAGGATCGAGAGATAGTATATGTTGCGTCTGTGCCATATCTATTGAATCTCTCCTAATCGGTTCCCCTGAGCCGGTGGGCTACCAGTCGCGGAACCCCCCGATTGTCTTCTAAATGAGTTCCTGAGCCGGAATCCTGAGCGATCGGATCGGGCGGCTACTTCTGCCTGTTCTGAGAAGTTGCGAATTTACATACTAGTCACTATATTGCTTCTCCCCATGATGGGCCGATTTGCATATCAGCTTTGAATGGTAGTTCCCAACCCAATGCATCTTTAGCTCTTGATTCCATAACCTGTTTACAGATCACTCCGTACTCATCGACGTAGTTATCTTCCACATCACCCAAGATGGAATCGTGGACTGTGAGGACGATAACCGCCCTAGCTGAATCAATGTTATCTGCGATGATAATGGCAGATGTGAGTGTGAGGTCGTTAGCAGTTGTTTGAGGATAGAAGTTAATTCCCTCTCTATAGACCGCTGACTTATTGTAGTCCGTGAGAAGATGGAAACGTCGCTTCCGTCCAAATGGAGAAGTAAGTGTTCCCTTAGTGTGAATCTCTGTTTCGACAGCTTTTTCCCAGGTGCCAACACCAGTAAATGTTTTCCATACCCAGTCAATATACAGTTGTGCCTCCGACTCGGGGATATCATGTTTCTCCTGGAATGTTGCTGCTGTCTGTCTAAAGAATACACCGAAGTTTACGTTCTTAGCAACGTCTCTATTATGCTTCGTGAAATCGGCACCATAAAATCGTTCGGCACACTCGGAATGCAGGTCGCGTCCTTCTTGATAGATTGCCCATAGAAGAGGGTCGTGAGAAAATTCAGCAATGCAGCGAAGCTCTGCTTGCGAAAAGTCTGCATTGACAATACTTCTTCCGGGGCTAGCACGAAACAGAGTTCGGATATTAGGGATGCCCTCTTTTGGTCTTGTGATATTCTGAAGATTTGGCCTACGGCTTGATAGCCTCCCTGAGTTAGTTCCGAACAAGAGAAGGTCAGTATAAATTCTCCGTTCTTCGTCTGCTTCGGCATTGGCAATTAATCCAATCAGATAGGTCGAAGCCTGTTTAGCGAGTTGCTGTGAACGATCATACAGTTCAACAAAACCTTTATAGTGTGCTTTTCTTTCTGCTAGATCAGGAGCTTCTTTAGCAGTAACCACATTACCCACACGCTCAGTAACAGTAGAACGTCTAACACTAAAACGATCAGCAAGAATTTCTTTTCTTGCCGAGTCATCGACACTGTTGTCTTTGTCGGGACGCTTTCGCATTTCATGGGTAATGCCCCAATCATCATAAAGGATAGCTGACATTTGTTTCGGAGAGTTAGGATTGAGTTCAGGCTTGTCAACCCATGTTCTCATCTTATCGGTTAGATCAACAAGTTCCGGCTTTACCTGAAATTCGTATAGATCAGCAGCACGATCCACGTCATAAGTGATACCGTGCAACTCAGCAGGAATAAGTAGATTATTAGTAGCTGGTATGAGAATCTCGTTGTAGAATCCCAGGACTCCATCAGCAGCGGCCATAGGATAATACAAGTCAAACAAAGACTTAGTGCCACCCACATCATTACCAGCATAAGTATAAAATTCATCATAATCTTCTACTACCCCTGTTTTCTTTGCTCTAGTAACAGCGGGAGGCGTGTAGTTGGGCCAACCGAATTCCTCCATGAGTAGATATTCAAGACCGTGAATTCCTATCGCGTCATCCCCACCCGATCTTTCATCCAACGCATAAGATAGGAGAATCGTGTCGTGATCGACTCTTGCTTTGATTCCATAGGTATGACGGAGGATTTTAGTATCGAACTTTCCATTGTGCCAGATAAAGCTATGATGTTCTGATTCAAGTAAGGATCGTAAATGATCTCTAATGAAATTTTCGTCCTCAAACAATCCTTCACGCTCTCCGAGAACATAGGCGTGAGTTCCATCATAACTGAATTGAATCGAAATAAGAGTCGCTCGGTGGGTGAGTCCTCCCCGAGATTCAATATCTGCCGCAATCTCTCCTGTCTTATTACTTCGTAGTTCGGCAATGAGTTCGATTGCATCCTTCCTACTTTCGACAACTTCAATAGAAGGAAACGGAGCAGGTGGATTAGGATTAAACGCTCTCTTAAAGTCTTTCTTTAAGTTGGGGAAAACACTATCATCCCTGACGGCGAGTGCAGGATTATTGGTAGCAACAACTGTTCTGCCGTTTTGTTCGATACGATAACCTCGGTAACGATCAATTGATCCTCGTCCACATATGAGATTAACTGCTTCCGATCCGGCGGCGATGACAAGACTAATACCGGATAGCTCTTTATGTAACCTTGGAGCGCACGCTTTAATCGCAGCCGGCGGTACTTTGTTACCATCAGGTTCACATAGGACAACATTGGTAAGCATCACATCCTTACGAGTCAATCCATTACTCTTTAGAAGACTGTCGATAATGGCACGACTACCTTTAGGATTGGCAAATGGCTGCTTCGCCATAACATCATAACGTGCAGGTGATCGTGAAACTATGGCGGCTGTAGCCTGTGGCGGTTTTAGCGTGGGCGCATGCTTCTTCCGTTGAAGAGGACACTTCTCACATTCCGCTAATGGGTGCTTTCGCAAGGGCATTAGTATGGATCATACTCCCAATAACAAGGATCAACACTTCTAGTCTTACCACAGCGAGCACATCTTGCAACATAACCTGTTACTCCACGCTGCCACTTATGGAATCTTAATCTGCAAAGCAATTTACCCATGTTACCAAGCTCCTGTTAGTCCAATCAGAAACCAAACGACAGTAAATCCTACTGCAAGAGTAACAAGTAGATTACCCCAAAGACTACGATTATCCCAAAACACGTACAATTCAGAAACTAGCAGCACACTGACAATGATTAGAATAGCTGACAGAGCAATGTTCTCAAACATCAGTCCACAAACTCAATAGGTACATCGGGGAACATACGCTTGGCTGCTCGTTCGGCATTCCACCTACGGGTGTAACCTTTACTAGTTGTCATAATCTGATTGTTACCAGCACGAAGCCTAACAAACCATTTATATCTACTGACAGTTCTAAAGAAAACTGCATCCGACTTGAAGATTTCAACTTTCATCGGTTATCTCCTGATCCTTTGAGGACGCCACGCTTCTTACGAGAACGTAATTTTTCGATGTTAGCAATTGCAATTTCATCTAGATCAAGTTCCCATTCTGAGGCAATTTGTGATACATACCATAGTACATCACCTAACTCTTTGAATAGAAGCTCAACAGTTGTATCACTAGGTTGATCTCCACGAATAAATTTCTTTACTACACCAGCAACTTCACCTGCTTCACTAGCAAGACCTAGTGCAGTATATTCCACACCTTCCTCAGATGGATAAACTGCCGTCTTTTGCGCTGCGCCTTGATACTCGTTAAAGTCCACGAATCAACCCCTGATAGAGTTCCATTACGTCAATTTGCAAATCTTCGATAGTACCATTGTTGTTAATGTCAGCGTCGATAAGAATATTTGGTAATGGTTCTTCTGATACATGACCATCTGATTCATAACCAGGTCTAGTTACCCTAACTATTGTACCACCTAAGTCTTGAATCTTTGCAGCTTCGTTCTGAAAGCGAACATCAGTAACTACGATGTCATCTTCAACGATTGAATCTCGATATAGACCATCTTCCCATTGATCTACCCAAAAGTTTTTACCGAAAGTATTGCGTCCCATTTCAGTACCGAATCGTTGTATAAACTCACGCCACGAATAATCGTATTGTGTCGTTCCTGATACTTCTAGAATAACATGACCTACAGTTTCGGCTACGTTATCGTTTCCTTTTAATTTATCGTAAACTATCAAGTCTATATCGAAAAGATTACAGACAGCTTCTTTCAGTATATCAGCGAATGCACGTCGTTGGAACTCATACGTCTCTACTAGAAAGGCACCACAGGTATCCTTGCCGCTTTGCTTTACTCCTGTAAATCCAATAATCATTTAGGATGCCCATTTGACATAGCTACTACCTTAGCTCTAAGTGCTGATGTTGTATTAGCATAACGTAATTCGGCTGACTCACGTTCAACTCGTACTGCTTGAACGTCATAACATGGAATGCATACTTGATTCGGATGTTCACCATGTATCGGACAGTAGTAACAGAAGTCAAGTTCAGCTTCCATTTCCACGACCATGATCTTTTGCCCAATTCGGTGCTTTAAGATTTCCGGCCTTTAGTGCTGCAATCTTCATCTGAGCAAGTTGTGGTTCAAGACTTTCTCTGATAGCTTCCATTGATGTCATAACGCACAACTTCAAATTTAGATTCATATTCTCTTCCGAGAAATCTCCGTCAAATCCACAGTTGATAAGAGCCTGAAGTTTGCATTGCATATAGAACAGTTCAGTACCAGTGAAAGTCATTTGATTTAGGGTAACACCTAGAATATGCCACTTACCTTCTTCCTCTTTAATCTTTGCATCCCAACCCTCAACATCGAAGTCACTCTTCTTGTATTTATCTTCAGGCTTCTCGTCAGTCATAGCAGCTTCTTCAGCCATTAGATGTTCTTCGACTTCAGCATCCATATCCTTCTGTAACGCTGAATCCTGATCTGCGTATTGATCGCCCATTATGCAATACCCCTAATCTTCCGTTCCAGAATAATACCGTGGTCTTTCATAATCTCCTCATTCGTTCGATACACTACTCGGTCACAGGTGATACAAATTTTGAAGTTCCTATCCTGTATGTCAGTTCTGTAAATACAGATATGACCTACATCTTCTTCCGGCATTGTATCTACTGTTTGATCTTTCAAGAACTGGTCTACCTCCCGATTGGCCAATACTTGTACCCCCTTCCCTTCTTCTCAGATCGGACCATCATACGGTCTTCAAGTGTACGTTGTATGATATCCATTACAGGTGCGGATAGATGATGCCTTGCCATTATCTCACCACGCAAGATACCTGGGATACGTTCGACTGTTCGATACACGGCGTTCAGTCTAACTTCATCAGTTGATCTACCAGCGTGCTTAAGTAGGTCAACCATATGCTTACCCCACTTCTGAATAAAGAAGGTAGCCTCGATGATATCAGTTAGCTCAACAGTGATTTTACCGTCGTCCGTAGGTTCTTGTCGTGCTGCCGCAAACAAGGTAGCTAGCTTCAACATGGAGAATGCCATACGTTGAAACGTTGGTGCTGCTAGGTGTCTATCAGGAGAGTCATAAGCTGTATGAATTAGTTTCTGCTCAACCTCAACAAACTTCGCCCATGCATCATTAGTTAGCTGTGCTTCAATTTCACGCTCAATCTCCATCGTTCCAACTTCAAGTTCTACCTCTACAATGCCTTCCGAATAGGTGTTGTGCAGGTGATTAAACAATGCCTTCAATTCATTACGTTTGTCTACGTTCTGATTTCGTGGTGGGCCGGTTGGTCTTACTTTATCTAAGTCAGCATATCCTGTTACAACAAGGAAACGGGGAATGAATCCTGATGTAACAAACTGTTCAGATATCATACTGTATGACTTCTCAAGAATACCACCGCCGAAGAAAATAAACACTGGCTCCTGAAGGATGATAGTCTCACGCTTCAACTGCTTAGGCCAATGTTTAGGTACATCGTACATCTTCGTGAACGTCTCATGTATACCTGCAAGATAATCTCGTTTGTGCATCATTTCAAACAAACCTGCTACCTCATCACGATAGAACACTGAAGTCATCTTCGGTCTACGAGATACTGCTGTTAAGATACCTTCAGGTGAACCATCAGATGCTACAATAATCTCAGGATCAATTTCGATCAAGAAATCCATAGCCATATCCATTGCTGTTGTCTTACGAGTTAGCGTCGTGTCACCAAGTATCAATCCCCACAAGTTAGGAATGATTTTACCCCACTCAACCTTAACGTGAAGTCCAGAGGCCATTAATGCAGATAACAACATCGCACAACTAATCTCATGGTACTCTTCAACTGCGTCAGTAGCTTGGCTAGCCCATGTTAGATAGTCGTGAATGATGGAGTTACCAACCTTGTTAGATTCTTTAGCGGTCAGCAGTTGCGGCATTTGTAACGGTGCTGTCTTCTCAAAGACGGTTAGCAGTTGCTTCTGTTGAACATCTGCTTTAAGAACATCCTTCCACAAATGAGAGACAGGGCGTCCATCACGCTTGTACTTATTACACTTGGAATTCAGAGCAACAGCGAAAACTTCTTCTGTGTTCATTCCTGATTCGACACAAATATTGATGAGTGCCCATAGATCGCTAGACCAATCGTCGCCTGGTTCCTCACCATATAGACGAGGAAAGCTAGTTGCTTGCAACTTGGTACGATACTCATAGATAACGAACTCAGGATTAGGAAGACCATCGAGACTAGGTACTTCAGGTCCACTTCCGTTATCTGTCTCTATCTCATACACTACCTCTATTGCTTCAAACACACTAGGATTGAGTAGTGCAGCAAAGCTAGTAATCAGCTTTACTTCAGGAATACTCTGAAGCCCGTCGTACTTGTAATTGATAGTGCCAGGTACACGTAAGAGTTGCGTTAGATCGTGCCCTGTCTTATCTGCACCTAAATCAGCATACTTGTATGCGATCCTCTTACTGTAATCTTCAGCTCTCTCAGGATCAAGTTTCTTATCGAGACGCCAGATAGCTTGGAATCTTCCAGGTGATGATTCAATGACGCATTGCGGAGGAATGTCCAGCTTATCAGGTGTGCAAGTATCTAGGTCAGCCCACACTAGATTCTGTGGGATGCAATTCTGCTTAAGCCTCTTAGGTGTGGATAGGACATTGATACCGAACCACACGTTATGTCCTTCACGCGCGTTGTCAATGAACTTCAGTAGCTTTACCTTTTCAGTAGGCCACTTGAAATAATGCTCATTGAATGTTTCACGCTTGTTAGGTCTTTGAGTACAGATACATACATACCCAATGTCGTCACTAAATAGGTAGTCAAAGAACTCCAGGCGAAGAGTCATTTCACTACCTACGTCAGTCATTGGCATTAGAATTGAGGAGAGTTGTAGACTTTGAAAGTTTCAAGATGATCCATTGCGTGAAACAACGAAAGATATTGAGGTATCGTAAATGGTGCTGTCGTGTAATACACTTCTTTTACACCAGCAGAAAAAAGAGCTATAGCACAATCTCTGCAAGGTTTTGCAAGCGTCACGTTTCCACTTTTGTTAGATACAGCAGCAATGTAGGCAATGGTATTCTCAAGACCAGTATTCCTGGCTCTAGCTATTGCATGAATTTCGGCATGAAGTGAATATAGTCTCCATTCCTTCATTTCAGGAACGTGTGCCCATCCGTTAGAAACGGTCTTGTTGTCCCTCGTCCTGATAACACAGCCCATTGCATACTTACCGCAGCGGCTACGCTTCGCAATCTTGATAGCTTCCTCAATCATGGGAATAGGTAAGGGTGCCACCGTTAGGTAGCACCCTTACGCATCCTTTCTTGGTTAGAAGCGTACCTGCTCAGAAACCGCCCGAGCATGTCGCCATAGAAGTCGCACATGGATTCCAGAAACCAGATCACGGACGCTGATCCGTACTGCCCTGATTTCCACTTACAGTACCGAGCCTGCTGTTGCTCTACTACCAGTTGTTGCACCTGCTGGCTTAACACCCATAACAGGATTGTCGTACTCTTCGGTCACTTCGTTCATCTTCTTACCGACGACTACGACTAGCTCGTTACCGACAATCTCATCCTTCTCGTCATTGAGATTGAACTTCTTATTGCTCAACTTCTCATCGGTAACACCTGCGGCACGAAGGAAGTTAACAAGCGCACCGTTTAGCTTCTTCTTCTTATCTGCATCGTGATCCTTCGGTGCGATCCAATACGTCTTGAAGAAACACTTGTTAGCCACCTTAATACCCTTACGCTCTGGCTCGTCAAGACTTACACGAAAACGAACATTGAGTCCTGGCGTGCCCTCGGGAAGTGCGCCACCTGCGTTACCAACGTAAGACCAGTCAGCATCGTCAACAGTACAATTGTACGAACCGGACGGTGCTGCTTCAAAACCACCTTGTCCTACTGAATCGTCATAATCGGTAAGATCAACGATACCTTCAAAGTCTACCATTGAATCGCTCATGCTGCTTTCCTCTCTTCATCTTGTACGGTTTGTCGTTTAACCCATAGATCGGGAATCGTAACATCTACTTCTACGTTTGCGAAACCACAGTTACGTTGTTTTGCTGCAACACGATCTGTCTTGATAAACTGAATACTTCTTACTATGGTATCCCCATCTACCTCCGCTTTCATATAACCAACGAAGTCTAGGAACCCTGGAATTTGCTTACGCAGTTTCCCCGATAGCATCGGATAATACTGAATCTTACCTAGTGAGTCTTGCACGTCTGCTACATGAGACGTTAGAATCACGTTGCAAGGTAGATCACGAAGCATACGAACAACACGACGCATATGGGCACCACTCTTACCATATGCATACTGGTCGGGTACATCTTCGTCCAGACGGGGATTGTTCTCTGCTCGTTCTCGCATGATATATGCAATATCAAGACTTGCAAATTCCGAGAACGTATCAATGCCGATGGTCTTGTAGTGTAGGTTACCTTTGCTGTCGATACTGTCATACAACATGGTGATGTTGTCGATCATTTCATCATAGCTACGAATAGGCTTAACATCAATGTCAGGCTTATTCTTTAGAGTTTCGATTCCACCATCAATGTCAAAAATTAGCAATGGTGAAGTCATGGGATGATCTTGCGCTGTACCTAATAGGTGTGTCTTACCTGCTCCGTATTCTGCAAAGAGCATACCATTCAACCACTTGGTAATCTCCGTCGGAGACTGGACACCCAACTTCTCTCTAATTGGAATAGTTGCGGTCTGTGCCATAATCACCCCCTCTCACTACCGTAGTTTAAAATGATATCAGGATATCTATGGAGAGGACAAGAATCAGGTTTGCCGTCGTTACAAGGACAATTAGTTTCAAAGCAATCATTACACAATCCCCAATTTACAATTAAATCTTCAATCGGAACACCTACTCGGCACCGTTCGCAAGGTAGTATCGTTCTAGTTAGTTCCATTACCGATTGAAGAACGTACCGTAAACCCACAACAGTAAAAAGAAAAGCATAAGAAGACCTGCTAGAAATTCAGCTATCAGAATCATTTGGAACGTCCCCATAATGGTATTCAGGGAAGTAGTATCCTTTACAGAAATCGCAATAGATCATACCTTCTGTACTCACCTTCTCATACTCGGGCGTAAAGTCTTTAGTCTCTTCTTCTAGTTCTTCTTCAGTTAGAACTTCAAACGCAAACTCAACCATTCTCTAACATCTTTTTGATTACTTGAAGAACATGAGTACCACAGCACAAAACTCCATTGACAGTGTATTTAGCAACTGAATTGCAGTATCCATATTTCTCATCACGATGTATACACTTCACGAAACCTTGATATTTGGCAATGTCAACGATCACGATTAACCTCGTAACCATCTTCTAGCATTCCTTGCCAATCTGAACCATCATCCTTAGCGATACATGGTACGCGGAACGCGCAGTTAAGACAACTCTTAGCGCCAGTTGGGTTAGGATAAATCTTCAGGTCAACGTCCAACATTTCTGCTGCCATCATCCTGATATGATTACCTGCGTTCTCTATCTCTGCATCATTTCGGAACACCACATCGCGCTGCACAAATAGATCGTCGCCCTGACGCACGAGATAGTCGTAGTAGGATTGTGCGCGCTCATCGTCTTCATACCAAAGTTCAAGACCATGCTCTCTAATGGATTGCATGAATAGTTCAGCAGTTGTCCCTTCATTCTGTCTATCTACTGACAAGAAACCACTCTTTAACACTGTGGGCGGTTTAGGATAGTTCTTCTTCATCGCGTTAACGATGATACGATCTACTTCATGCGCGTACCAAGGTAGATCATAAGTCTTAGCTTCCTCTTTCGTTGCCCACAAATAATTCGTGAACTGCTCATCCTTCTCGTTCTTCAAGAAGTAATCTTCATCTATCCTTGCCGCTGTCTTGTAGTCCATAACTCCGAATTTATCTCGGTCTGGATACCAAGCTATTTGATCTCTTTTTCCTCTGGCGTGGACTTCAATCGACTGTCCATAATTCGGAGAATCTTCACGTCGATCAATCGCCTCAAATCCGAGGGGGATAGAGTAAGTGCTTTCGACGGCAACGACTTCAAAGTCATCCTTTCGTTCAGCGTACTCTTTATAGAACGTGAGCATACCAACACCAAGTGCTTTATGCTCCATAAATTCTTCTTCAATAGGATCAGGCAGAATATCTCTTAGTCCTGCAATCTCCCATTTAAATACTTCACCCTTATTTCCAGTTCCTTCTACCTCAATTAGACGAGGATGAATGTCGTAAGTAAGATTCAACCACTCTTCACCTACGATACCACCTTCCCATTGATAGTTAAACCAAGTGAGGAAGGTTTCAACAGGATCACGTCGAAGCATCGGATCATAATACTTCTCCAATGCATAGTGAATACCAGTACCAAACCAAAGTGGAAAACTAACACCGTAAATATCAACACGGTGTCTTAGGTTAGTTCTAGTAGGTGATGACCAATCCCAATATCTACGACAGCGGCGATAGTTACCGAGGTCGGATGTATGAATTGGTATAATGTCCCACTTCGACGGAATCTCCGGTTGACGAAGCTGGACTTCTACACTCGTAGACATACTACACTACCCCCGTTTCTGCTCAAAGTCTCTAAATGGACTTTCGAGCCTAGCCACCCTATCACATCTGCTCTTAAAAGTCAAGCACACTTCTACGTTTTTGTTTTAGCAACTTCCCCATGATATAGCTTTAAACTGTTTGGGAAGTATTCTATTCTAATTTCGTTCCAACGTTTCTCAGTGATCTGCTTCAATCTGTATCTATTGCGCCAACGTTCGTAACAACCGCCACAGCCGCGAGTAATGTTTGTCCGTGGAGTTCCACACTTATTACATTTATCTAATCCACGTCCGTTGCGGCGTTCTGTCTGCCAGCGTATTCGTTCATCGGTACTGTATTCATTTTTTCGATGTATTGAAATAAGTTCAAGCATCACTTTACGAAGACTATTCTTCTGGACATACTTACGTGTAGAACTTACGAAGACTTGCCGAATCTGATACAGAGATAGACCAGTACGAATAGATAGCTCTGTCATGCCAATACGGTTAACTGCTTCATTATAGTACGGACGTGCAATCCTGATATCAACGTAACCATGATGAGAGCCAGGCTTGGCACTTTTAACTTTATCCCAAGCATAACATAATCGACACCATGAAGTCAACTTACCAGTACGACGAACGTAATAGTATTTCTCTGTAGCAGGCAACCATTCAGGTTGTTCATGTGCTGAACCTGAACAGAGCTTATTCCATACACCGTCAATTAAATGGTAACGTCCTGATTTTAATTGTTGTTCGGAAGGAACCACGATGTAAAAGGATCATTCCTCGTTCTCGTAGCGTAACCGTCGTACTGAATCTAGTTGCGCTTCCGTCCAAGGTTCGGGAAGTTGGCAGGTGCAAACTTCGTCCGACTCGCAAGCCTCATACTTACAACTACCCATGATTGATACGAGCGTACCGTGTAATTCACCGTGAGGTAATTGTTGTTTAGTTCCTAGGGAAACCGTAGTTGCCCCTCTCTTAAGTGCCATCATTCCCCCTAAACTTCATTGACTATCGCCATTCTCATCAACGTCCTTCTTACCGAACACTTGTGTAAACCATTTACCTTTCATGTCAAGAAGATTCTTGATCCTACCATCAATGCTATTGATCGCATCAATGTAGATGACTTCAGGAATACCAGTTTGACCAGGGCGATACACTCTACCTACTGCCTGCATCATGTTTTTAGGCGACCAGTCCCTATCTAGGAAGATAAGATACTGAGCGCAGGCTAGGTTAATACTCTCTCCACCTAGTTGCAAGGTACTCATCAATACCTTATGTTCCTTCTTCGGGAAGGTGTCATGCCACATTCTATAACGCTCTTCCTCATTCAACTTAACTTCAAGATGCAAGTAAGGTACATCAGCTTTCTCTAGTCTTTTCTCCAACAGAAGCAGCGGTCCTTTGAATGATGAGAACACTACGATCTGACGTTTAATTTCATCGTCCCATCTAATCTCATCAATCAGTTCCATCACCTTATCTAGCTTGGACGATGGTTCCTCTAGTTCAATCTCCAACTTCATACGTTCAGCAACTTCATCATAGTGAGTAGCCACAACTTTAGGAGTAGCCACACTAATCTGACGGAGACGATTCAATGCAGAAAGAACATTAGGCGAAGTGATCGGAACACCCTGTTGATCTAGAGTATACAGTTCATGCTTAATCTCATCGAACATCTTTCTCTGTACTGGACCGAGTGTGACTGTATGTGTATTGAATACAGGTTCACCAATCGTAGGATGTACGTTACTCATAAAGAACCGTGGCCCAAGAGATTGCTGAAGTCTGATAAGATCATCCAACTTCTCGGGTTTGATACCTAGCACGATGGATGTACCAGCTTGATCGTCAACATACTCTTCACAGTATTCTCTACGGAATCCCCAATAGCTAGGCCATGCAACAGGATCGAGAAAGTGAAGCAAAGACCACATTTCATCTGGCCTATTGACAAATCCTGTTCCTGTCATAATATGCCTGTTATCACCACGAACTCTCTTGATCTGTCGAGTCCATTTGGTATCAGGATTCTTTAGCTTGTGAGCTTCGTCACATACAATGTTGGTCCACTTGACTTGCTTGCAATACTTTGCATTAATTGATAGCCGAGCCTTCTTCTCCTTGTCACCCTTTTCGACACGCGGGGAGAAGACCTCATAATGTGCCAGAAAGACAATATGCTCACCCTCTCTTTTAATGTCAGTGATCTTCTGTGAAATCTCTAGATCACCAATCCTTCGCGTACACTTCTCAACACCCACGTTGTAAACGGTGGCATTGATCTTAGCTTTCGGCAACGCATCGAAGTATGTACCCTTACCTGCCTTCGATGTAATGATGAGAGTTACCGGAGTTACACCTGTTTCTTTCTTCTGTCTCTTCGCACGCTCTTGCAATAGCCATAGTGCTGTGGTTGTCTTGTAACAACCCATTTCAGACCAGTCAGCAGAATACTCAGGATGCTCAGGATGGTCAAGCATATCCTTGATAGCTTTATCCTGCCATTCCGTTGACTCATAGTATTCGGTAACTATGTCTAGTGGTTCATAGATTAGGTCAGTCATGTTATCCTCCCTTCTTGAGTTCTGACCGTACAACCATTAGCAATCTACCTAGATGATTCTCGCCAACCCAGGTGACATTACCATCACCATCAGTAACAGGTGAACAACCCCAATATCTATCGTTCCATGAATTACCTTCGATAAGTTCTGCATCACCCGTTGCTTTAAGTAACCTACCAAAACTAGGAAGAGCAAACTTATATCGCAAACCTGCCAACATCACGTCGTTCTTCACTTCTTCCCAATCGGTACGAAGGATTGTATTCTTACCGAGAGTCTTAGCATGACGACAGGTTCTAGCTTTAGAGATTGTAACTGCATCTGTGAATCTAATAGCTTTGCTAGCCTGAAAGTAATGCTCAACAGTAGGAAACTTAAGTGAGTACTCATCTTCTGTATTAACAATTTCCACACCATAAGGTGCAGCTTGAAATAGGCTGCTACTAAAGTTTGAGAGAAACTTATATGCCCCTCGGAATGAGGTTATTTGTTGCGACATGCTACCCCCTTTATTTCAATGCTTGATTAATAGCACGATTAGGTGCCATGCCTCCATTAAGGAGCCGACGGTATTTATTACGAGCTTGCTTACACTTCAAGGTAATGGAACAAAATAGTGATTCACCGGGAGTGCCACCCTTTATCGGACCTCCACAAACAACACACAAAGGTCTAACTGCATCAGCTACCATTACCCGCGCTTTGTTGAAACTCATGCCGGACAACATAAGGAACTCTATTACATCACCGTACTTCTTAAGCCACCGTTCCTCTTTGCAAGACCAGCATAACTTTCGTTGTGATTGTGGTGGTACTTCTATGCCACAGTCAATGCATAGTCCATTGCTTTTAGTACAAGCAACACACCAGCCACTCGATTCAACGAGTTTGCTAAGATCGCCACAACTAGGGCAAACATCTTCCTCTAGTGTATAATCTAAGCAGGCACTCAACTACTAGGTCAGGGATACTCTAGGCATTTCAGGTAGCCGATATAATCGGGCCTGACTATCCAATAGGCATCGTCACCGTATTACCCTCGTTACCTGATGCTACGACCTTAACATGGGGGAGGGAATCGAACCCTATTATCCGTGGAGAACTTTGTGGCTTTCGCCTAACCACGCAAATACAACGGCCACTACTAACATATGCAGAGCTTAAGTACATATGCTTTCATTCCGTTCCCCCAAGCTGTTGTTACTTCAGTTTACGCACCATCTTCTCCATCACCACTACCACCATCATCGGGTGCTGGCTCAGTAGGCTCATCTTCCCAACGCATTATAACCTCCCCTCCAATGCATAGTAGAGTCTTGATTTAGCAACTACATCTAATGCATCTGAGATATCTACTGTGCGCGGTAAGTTGTTCTGCCTACTTTGTATTCCCGAATCGGATTCATTTTCTTGCCATATTCTGTGATCGGATTCGGCTTTACCCACTGAGCTTGTGCTGTCGATGCTGTCATCAACACTACTAGTACGATCATCGCTAGAACGATCGTTGTAATTCTCATTGCTCACTTCATCCCCTTATTAATATGGTTTGCAAGACCAGGGCGACCAATCTTTCCCTGATGCTACAAAGTATTCATACGCTGCTACTGCTTGTTCGAGCGGCGTGTTACCATGTCCATATGTTGAACGTGCGAAGTTGCCCATCTGGAACATACCTAGATACTGTCCATTGTGTGCCCGGACACTATAACTTGACCCTGATTCACAACGAGATACAGCAAGTGCCTGATCGCAGTAAGCTCCAAAGACGTGACAAATTGCCTCTCGTGGGTCTTGTAACTCAACGTATGTTCTGAACGTATCATCTGCACGACCTGCCCACTTCTTTCCATTGAACTTAAGATAATGGCAACCGTGTGTTCTACGTTCTGCGTAACTTGTTCGTGTGCGGGGAACTAAAATCTTTTCTTGCCAACTCCATGTAGCAGTTCTTTTGGTACTAATATACTTCCTAGCACGATTGAGATTGCAAGTCTGCTTGTGACTAGACTTACTAAGCACTCTTGCATTTCTCTCTACAGCATTATCGTACTTACTTATGAGTACCGACTTGCTCTCCTGCGGTACTTGCTGTTGGCTAGTTGCCACTGTTGCACCAACTAATACAAACGCAACAGTTATGGCTAGTATGGCAGCAACTCCCTTCAGGACTTGTACCTCCTAGTAGATTACAGAATTGTGCCTCCTAATCCCCTTCGGTTGTAACTCGGCACCCAAGCCTTACCAACGCTAGTGTGATTTGCAACCATCACTAGTGGACTAGGTAATACGATGACCTCTGCAAAAGTCTCGTACCCTCTGGGGTCATTACGTTGCAGCGCACCCCATATATTGTGGAGTTAACGGAGGGGGGTCATATTGTGGTTATTAACCTATGCGTTGGGAAGCGCAACAATATGAACGGGGCGTTAACTCCACACTTAAGCTACTACGAATAGTAGCAATCTTTATACCTGCTTAGATTATCAAAGTACGGAAGTGCAGAATAATGAGAATGGAGAAGCTACTAAGTTACGGCTTGTGCGGTAACTGTTCACTTCTCCATCTCAGAGTAACTACGTGGGGGTAGCAACTCATTGCTGGACACTAGCAGAAAACTACTGTTGTGTCAAGCCCCCAACTGCACTATCTGATAGTTCTTCCATACTTAGGAGAATCCCGAAGTTGGCATAAATTAGCCAGATAAACATATGGTCAACGAAGTCCTGCTCACTTAGGAAGTAAGCAGTAAATTCAATTGGCATATGATACTTGACATTCCAACTGTTGTATGTATGGAAGTTCTCCATACTAAACGTCATCATATTGAAGGGTGTACTTCTCATATGACGTTTAGTATAGAGGGGGCAGCTACGTTACTGGTAACTACCCCACTCCATACAGTTACTTACTTAACCTGTAACCGCCTGATTGACGATATACACGTTACCCTTCTTGCTGGACACCTTAAGCTGCTTGAACTCTTCAGGCGCATCGTCAGCCTTACGAGCATTCTCAAATCCCGTCTTGACTGTAGATGCCTTACGTCCCTCAAAGTGTCCCTTATCCGTAGGAATCCTAGCTGCACGAACTCCGTTATCAACGATCTGCTGAAGGATAGACTTATACTCACCCTTCGACCTAACGGAACTAAGTGCCTCACCAATCTCTTCATCACTAAGCGGCTCGAACATTAGATCAGTCATATTCTCTCCTGTGGTTTGTGTGTTTTGTGTATTACGTGGTCTTGCCATAATTTATGTGCTACCCCCTTTCTCCTTCTCTAGTCTTACTAGACGTTCTTCGTGATTTACTACAACTGCTTTGATATCTAATCCCTTTAACCTCCCTTCTAGATTAGTAATCCTTTGCTCTAACTCATCGAGAGGAATCGTAGCAGGTTTCGCACCACCTGTCAAGGTCTTATCACCTTTGACATAGCGTGCGTCGTATGCGTCCTCAGTGGGAGCACCATGCAGGCGATACCGTGTAGGTCTGCCGCGTGCCCCTCTGTCGATGAGTTCTATGCAACCAAGTTCCTTAAGAGCATTGAATAATACAGTATAGTGAGCCATAGATATACCAAGTGAATGGAATGTAGTAACTACCTTACCTTCGTATGTCGTGGTACTCTTGGCACCTTTCTTCTTGATGACAGTAGACTCTTTCTCCATAGCTTCGTATAGCTGGAGGAGATAGCTAAACTTTCTAGCTTCAGGTGGCATTAGTAGTTCCCGATGCTACATCAGAAGAAAATGTCAATGGTGGTTGCTCCTTATCTCGACATTCAATGTCTGCTTCAGCTATGTAGCAATCACGACATACAGTGTATGGATGAATTAGATAAGTCATACGGTTCGGATACTTCTGAGTACGCCAATGCTTTGCATCCTCAGAAGATTCACAAACCAACTGTTGTACTTCATCGTGCATTGGAACAGTACAAAAACCCATGACATGAGGAAGTCTGAACCATCCTGTCTGTGTCCTATCTGTATCATCATACTTGTTCTTCTTACCTCTAGTTGACGGAGCAGCAGTAAGTTCCTTCTTCAACTCATCTTCAGTAATTTCCTCAAAGGCAAAAGGCTCAGTCATGGTCATCAGCACAAGGATAGATTGTCACTTCAATTTTTAGAGGACTCCCCAAATCTCTCCATTGTCTGTATGTCATAGGAACAGATGTATCCATTGATGATGGAACATGATTAGGTTGTCTAAATACGACTTCATCATCAACAACGTTGAAACTATAGATTGGTAGTTCAAAGATTACCTTACTAATGATATCCGAATCAGCCATTAGTTGACCACCTTCTCACGGAACCTAGACTCCAAGATTTCACGGTTGATTACTACTGTTTGATCTAGTATCGTTACGCTACCCTCCGGCAAGGATAGTCCTTTCTCAATCTTATCCTTCAAGTCTTTAGTCGCACGTTCTTTTATTCTCAATTGCTCCAGACGGGCAGCTTCTCTATCACGACGCTCAATCTCTAGCTTCTCCATCTGACGGAGTTGCTCACCATACAAGTGCTCGCGCTCCTGTTCATACCGATCCCAAAAGTCAATGACTACATATGCGTCAATCCAAATTTCTTCTGTCTCAGTTTCATGCGTAACAGTTTTACCATAGCGGTAGTCATAACTTTCAGCAGGTACTTCAACGAGTAGCTGACCTGTCATACTTTTATTCTGCCACCGTTTAACTTTACGCTTGTCGAGAACTAATCCTTTCCTTGCGTGCATAGGATAAGGACCGCCCCGACTACGCTGATTGACGAATGCAATCTCTTCGTCAATATCTATTGCGTTATAGTTCACTATATCACCTTCTCACAAATGCTTGTCGTGATCGCCTTCAAAGTCGTATTGTTCTAGCTCTTGATAACTAAACCAACCGCAAGGTGCGAAGTTATCTGTAACTTTAACGAACACCTTACCTTGATCGTCATGGTATCTAAGTCGATACATGCGACCATCAAGTGTTATTGAAACATCTCGCTTTGCGACGGCTGCTTTTAGTTCTAGAACATTGATAGGACTCAGCCAATCCTTACCATCTAGATTGGTGTAATCAAAATCACTCTGTTGTTTCATACTATCACCTGTTAACAATAATGTTGGCAGCTTTAAACAGCGTCTCGATGTTCTTCAAAGAATCTTCAATGCTATACCCAATACGTTTGGTTGCTTCATCTTCTTTCATCTTCTCAACTAACTTAAATCCCTGACGTTGTACTGCTTGATGATTTCGTAGGCCGATATCTTTATACATCTAATAGATACCCAATTGTTGGGCTTGGCGAGCTAGACGATTAACTAGTTTCTTCTGACGATTCTTCTCTTGCGTTTCAATGTCAACTGTGGCGGTTCTCGGACGCAACTCTGTTACATCATCAAGTGATACCTCTAGTACCTCACGATCTTTACACTTGACCTGTATGAACACAGTGTTCGATTTAGTGCGGTTGAGTACATCAATCCTAGTACCACCGCTGTAACTACCAACAGTTCTAGTAAGTACATAGCTACTCTCCATTATACTTTCTTCACCTCAATCTTTCTAATATGTGGTTGCTTCAGGTTTGTAACTAGGAACTCTAGAAGCTGATAACCTGGAACTCTTGTTATTTCAGATCGCTTACCATGACGATGAAAGAAAACTCTACAGTCATAAATCATGCAATACAACTCCCATCAGGCCAAATTATAATGGTATGTTTCTTCTTCCTATCTCTACTGAATCTAACGCACGACCATGTACCCTGTCCTCTTGCGGGTTCAGGTTCAACAAACTCTTTAGGAGTAGCTATCATAATGTCTACCCCTCTCACAATAACTTCGTTCCTCTTTAATGGAGGCTTACGAGGTAGAGTACGATCCGACTTAAAGTTACCAGTGTACTCAATCAGGGTAGACGGATGAGCTACAGTAATGTAGTGAATGTTATCCGCTATCTGTGCGGCCTGTTCATCAGCACCTATACAGTTACCATGATGGAATTCTTCTGCATTATTGTGCGCCCGGTAGTATGAGAGCAAAGATGCAAGAGTACGCTTCTGCTCATAACTCATACCTTCACGAGTTCCGGTAAATCCGATCTTCAACGGCTACCCCCTGTAGATACTGAAGTCTTTAGAACAGATTACATTCCATCCTAGCACAAATCGCAGCGTAAGTCAAGGGTGTACTTAACTTTGTTCGCTTTCCCATAGTTCAGAGAACGGGTACAAATCTGTATCAGGAGAACATGCATCAAGAAACTTAATTGGATCAAAGCGTTCATTGTCCTTTAGGAAATGCCTAGCGAATGACATAGCCAGGTCCGTTAGTGTAGCATTGTGTGCTAGTTGTATTACTGCACTCATGTTACCGGGATAATCCCGAGTAGTGTCATACTCTTCGCGCAATCTCTTAGCTACGAAGTTATAGTGTAGCTTATGGAATTTAGGTGATGGTTTTGATTTATCAATCATCATGCACCAACTCCTTGAACATAGTGCCACTCACGATCCTTAACGTATGCTGTTACTGAAATACCAGCAGACATAGGATACACGGTGAATTCCATTGGAGATAGCATTGCTCCGAAAGGTAGCTTTGCGAGCATGGCTGAAGCTACCATTTCAGGACTAGTACCTGTAACTTTTTTCCCTTCAATGATTCCAAAATACAATTCTTGTTTAATCCGCTCCGGCATCTTGTTCCCTATCGTGAGTTGATTTACGATTTATTGCTTGTGCCCATGTTTTTTGAACCCCGGAAAGACGACCACATATAGAACAGTAAACGCTGTACCCTTGACGCAATCCATTGAACTTGATTGTAACCTTATGCTTAGGCTGCGTAACCAAAGATGTTCACCCTAACCTCTCTATTCTGTAGGTAGGTTGGTAGATCATGTACGTCACGCGGTAGCTGTACTATACGCGGGTTCTTATTGTTCCTAGCATAGTACCACGGTAGACCAAGTGCAATAAAGATTCTATTCATACCTTTCTGATCTGACTTGGAACCATGACCTATATCAACGTGTTGTACGTTCCGTACTGGAATCGGTAGCCACGGTTGTCTGCTTTTAATTTTGAACTGTAGCATCTGAGTCCAGTGATGATTTACATTTACTATTAGTTGGTCTTCATCCAACCAGCAGTAACTATTCCAGTTGTGTGCCCGAAGTGTAGATTGTGGTGTCCTGTTATGTAGTATATCTTCAAGTCTCATCGTATCATGCGTCCTCATTTCCGAACATACAATCGTTGTATTTCATTTCACCATCTTCGGTACGCCAATCAATAACGATATCCTCACCATCATCTGTAGATATATCTGCCCTCCAATCATAGATGGATTGAAAGTCTCCTGAAATCATACAAACGTGGTTGTCGATAGACTCACGAGTGATCTTACCATTACCATCTCTAAGATCATCAGGTCTGACAGTATAATCCATAGCTGCTGTAATAGCAGGCATCCAAATCTTTCCGACAACCTGTATAACAGACGCTACTGTTGTATATCTCATTCGTCAAGCTCCTTCACTAGTTCATATGTATCTAGACTGATAAGCCAGAAGGCAAAGGTGAAGAAGCTAATAGCTAGCGCACTTATGTAATCACCTCTAGCTACAGCAAACCAGGCAGTTACATTACCTGCTATCCAAATAGCTATTCCAGTATAGATCATTAATCAGTCACCTCTACTAATTTCATCGCAGATATAATTGCCTGCCAGTTGGTAAAAGTCACTCTCGGTTAGGGCATCGTAAGTATAGAGTCCATGCTTCAGTGGCACTCTAATTCTATGCTGGTTCTTAGGTAGTTTCCAAGTCTTAACTTCACCATTAACCTTCCATCTTTTGCCTCGTACATCAATCAAGATATCACCAGGTTTCAACTGTTTAGCTTCGTGAAGTGTTAGCATCATTTCTCCTTATCTACTGGTGCAGTTGCTACTCTGTCCCAATGATATGCTCTTGCAATGAACTGATACATTTCATCGTCCTGATTACTAGTCTCGTCCATTGACTGCGCCAAGTCCTCAGCTAGATGTTCTACTTGAAGAGGAAGATCAGGCTCAAACTCTTGAACGTATCTATATAGTGTAGTTAGCAAGAGTCTTGAATCTACATCTGTCCATTCACTCTTCGGTGTATCCATCGAACCATCCTTCTTTAGTATCGTGAGTGTCCTCTCTTGAACAGTGTGCTTGTGCTTCTTCCAATGTCAATCCATCTAGGACAGTATAGCTATCCTTATCTGGGTCACGAAAGAAACGAACAATTTTATACAGCTTACCTGGGTCTTCATCAACCCAATCGGGTTCAGCACCCAATTCACCTACGCTATAGGTATCATCAGTCATTAGCATTCCATCTTTCAATGTGTGCTTTCAACTCAGCATTCTTTTCATGCGACATATATCCAGTGATCTCGAAGTACCACATACTATCCATGTTCCAAAGCATTTGGTATTGGTAACCTCTACGTTCACAGAAGTTCATAGCTTCGTGTATCTCTAGCCTACGTCTGATGTTCATGTACTTATCCGTCCATCAGGTGCAATTCCACCATAGACTGATTGCCCAGAAGGTACGTGTTCACTACGAAATGCAAGGTACCCTTCAGGAAGATCAAACGGATTTGCTAGCGTAACATGAATCTTATGCTTGTTACAGACTAGACCCTTAATTGCAGATAGCTGTTCAGTTGACATCTCCTTTAGAGCAGCATCGTTAATACGAAGTTCACTAACTCCATCAGTCTCCATTAACTACTTACCTCCTCTCTTTCATAGACATCAATTCGATCACCGGAATAACCTAGGATTGATCGCCAAGTATAGTTAGGTCTATCATCTGATGTACTTACGATTTCAAATTGGACTACCCATCTACGCCGGCGTGTCATAAATCCAGGTTCAGTTTCATTAGCATCACCTGTTGCTCTAGCTCTGATGATTTGTGTAGGATAACGAGTACCATCCCTCAACTGAAACTCTTCACCCTTCTTGAGATTGCGTATCAATTTGCTTTTCATTACTTGTACCAGGGTGAATTCTTAGCGGCGGTGATACCTTCTTCAAAGGCCACCACAGCTAGTCTTTGTTCAGGATCGCTCAACCAACTAAGACCGGCGCAATCTTTGATAATCTCATACAGTTGCTCATGCTCATAATCAGAAGGGTTTAGACCTCCACCAACTGCATAATCAAGTCTGATTTGATTTGCAACTGTGATGATATCGTAGAGAGTACGTCTTCTAGCTCTCATCTACTTCATCCTCCCATTCATCATCGTAATGCGGGTCATAATCATCATCGAATCTATCTGGATCGTACTCAGGTTCCGTATCTTGATGCTTACCTTCTTCCTGCCACCAAATCATTGCTGCTTCTTCATTGTGGTGTGAGTAGTCTGCAAGTGCCATTATGCCTGCTTAACTGTGGTATGCAAGGTGATACCACTACCACGATGATTCATGTTCCAATACTTATCTCGCATTTCCTGTTCTAGATTGACGATTACATCGGCAGAAGGATGCGTGTCCGCACAACTGAATGATTCTGTGTAGCTATGACTCTTATCATCATAGCCAATCTTAATCGTAACTACGCTAGCCATTATCTATCCCTACCTCCTTTGCACAGTAGATGATTTGTGTTACGTTCGGCGGCTATCTTGTTAGCCTCAATCTCCATGAGATTACCTTCGTAAGTGCGACCCCATTCACCATCCGTTTTCTTGTATTCATACTCATGGAACAGATTGATTGACTGTCCAGTTTTCTCAGCAAATCTCTCTGCTTGCATACAGTGGACTAACTCATGCCATAGAGTTTCACTGGCACTAGACGCTTTCTTATAACGCTGGTTTATCGTTACCCTGTGCCAAGTCTGTCTACTGTAATGAGTACCTCCAGACCAATTCTTCTTTACTTTCTCACCCTCATCATTGCACTTGTACGCATAGCTAGACATAAACCTGATTCGTACAGGTAGCTTGATGCCGAGATAATCTATAGCTGCAAGGATTGCTTCCTCATCTAAACTCCATCCCGCTGCTGCGTCAGTAGGTGGTAGTTGTAGTCTTAAGTGGTCAGCTAATTCCTTATCATCTAATGGTTCAAAGTATGACTCCATCTTACTTACCTATGGTCGTGGAGGATCGTGGGTATCAGTTTCGTAGTCTTTGTCAATCCGAATTATTTCAAAGAAGTTAGGCCAGTTTTCAGCGTTGTTCTTTGCTAGAACGTCGATGGTAAGAGACTCTGCTTCTCTGAAGTTAGTGCAACTCCAAAACATAGTCCATCTATTACCATCTTCCTTAGTTCTGATGGTTACTTCAAAGTTGTGCATATGGTCTTTACCTCCTTTCCAAATTGTTCTAAGTGGTATGTCAAATTCAAGTTGCATAATAACAACGGAAGCTAGCTACAGTGACCGATTGACGAGGGATTGCTTTAGGCATAAAACTTACAGTGTGACAATGCCAAGTTACTAGCGAATGCCTGTCTGCTTAGTCGTATGCACCCTTCAATTGTCAATTCAAAATCAGTTTATAACTAGCCTCCATTCTTACTACTACAGCTTGACGATGCGAAGAAAGGTATCGTCGTCCTTCTTAACTCGGACGAGCCTCCATTCAGTGTTCAAATTCTGCTTCTTCAAAACACCATGCAAAGTTGCATAGAGACTATCCGTAGACTTGCCGAAGAACTTAGTACCCTCACGCTCATTAAGAGGGACGATGAATGCCGGAGTATCTGGATTCTTCTTCATGTACTCAGCATATGCCGAAGTAAGACCATTGAGAAAAAGTGCTGTCTCACCCTTAGCACTACGACCTGAAAGAGTATCCTGAATTTCCTGTTCATCGGTAATCGGCTCAAACATAAGTGCGCTCATTTCAACCCTCCTTTCTGTTTCTGCGCGGTCGGTGTAAGTATGCTCCATTCGGAGCAACTTTGATACATCAGCCATTGATTTATCTTACTCCTTTCCAATAGACTGAATTAGCCGTAGCGTAGGATTCGCCAGTTGCCATACACCTAGAATCATAATATAGCGAGCGCAGCTAGTACCTGATCTACGGCTAATTCAGTCTACCGATTGGTTGTATAAGTCCCATCTGGATTTATGCTGAAGTATTCCATACCTGAAGGATTGTCAACCAGTACATAATATCCTGTTACCTCAGTGTTATCAGCACAATCACTTGTGAACTCTACTCCTGAAAGTGCATCCAAAGACAATGCTGCTAGTCTCTGAATTTGCTCAGTCGTCAGATACATCTGTCCTTTGCCTTGCATCTTCTTCACGCTCCTTACTCGACTAAGTAGAGAGTACCATCTTTCGCTCGTTGTGTCAAGTGCGTACTGCTGTAAGTTGAAGGTCTGTCAACCAGGGGTGCCGATACAATTGTGATGCTTCGTACCTATCTTTGCACTCAATCCTATATTGACCATTCTCGTTTACGATAACGATTTCTGATTTGTCTGTGTCAGGATTCCAGAATAGTTCTACAATTGAATCCTGCCAGACTCTAGAAGAAAGGGTCTGTAGCATTGGTTATCACTAGTCCATTCTACGATCATAGTTCTTGAAGGTAGCATACATCGTGAAATCTACATCGTCCAATGTTGCTAGAAGGTCTTGTCTAAGACTTTCGTGGAGGCGTCTCTCTTCCTCCCATATCGAAAGTATCTTAGGTGCGAGTCTTGCAACCGCGATTACTTCGTCAGTACCTTTGCAACGTCCAAAGTCTACTGATTCGTACAGATCGGTCGCGGATCGCAAAGTTATCATCAAATCACTCCCATATGTGAGATATACGACAATTACGACAATAGATGATTGGGCTTTTCTGTAAATCTACGAATATCTAGAATTATCACTTTTTATCTATACATACTTAGTAGTAGTAGGTAGTAGTTACTAGTAGTAATTAGTTCACTGAATTTAGTGCGAGTGTTTACAAGGATGCATAGAAAAGTGGTACTGACCACTCATGGATATTCGCGATTTCTAAAAGAGCGTTACAATGTACATTAGCGCGAGGAAACCAGCTACGCTAAACAGGATATTTCCGATTGTCATTGTTATCTCACTTTCGCATGGTTGATTTCTAGAATGGCTGCGTAATCTACTAGGGTGGTATACGGTCGTCCGGCTGCTATCACTACGTCAGGGATGGATGCTATTTCACGCTCTGCATGAACGTGTTCAATACAACGAAACTCTACTTTGACGCCACCGGATGGAGGATCATTACGATAACTAACGATTCCATACTCGGCGCAACCGGAGTGGTTGCATTGGCGTAGTCTCTTATACTCGCCTATATTCTTGCACTTGTACTTGGCTCGCTTCATCATTACCTTTCTGGCGTAGGGATAACTAAGCCTAGTGCAGTATGCCCGTGTTGACTCTATTGAATCCACGGTGGACTAGGCTTAGTTATCCCTAGTCCTTGAACCTGAGCCTTGCACCTCTTGCGAGTGCGGCGTCGCGCATTGAGGCTGTATCATCGAGGGTAAGTTTCACACTTCGTTCTCTAGGTGTAGTCGGCTGCTTATATCGGCTTGATTGCCACCGGCGAGATACTCTCACCGCTCCCGCGTATGGGATCATACCGTCGCGATCATATTGATGTCTCATAGCTACTCTCCTTTATCGACTTCTTTCTCATACCCAACACTAGGTACTCTAATCGACGAATCGCAAATAATGGGCGACCGTTTCCTAATATCTCCAAGAGTGATTTTTGGTTTTTACAATTACGCTACTTATACGTAATGTGCATCACGCCCGGTACTCGGGTACGATCTCACCATGAGCGAAAAAGCGAAAGACCCCAATAACGATGCAGAACCACTTTTCGAGTCGATTGACCTTTCAGCAGAAGTCGCAGAAGATGAATCGCTGAAAGCATATCGTCTCGCATTGCAACAAGAATGGGAAGAAAAGACCAATCCTAGTAATGCACGTGAAGCCGCTAAAATTGCTAAAGAGCAGATTAGAAAGGATGCTCCCCATTACCTTGCAAATATGCGAGGTCTAGCAATGGGTGCAATTTCAGAGAGTGTTAAATACCAGGCTAATAAGTATCTGCTCGATGCTGTTCTATTGCCTGGTGGCGCAGGAGCTAAGGATACTCTTAGTGAACTACTCGAAGAACTCGATGATGCAAGCAACAGCCAAAGTAAAGATAAAGACCCCACAAATTCATAGATAGCTAGGAGCAATTAATGCCCAGATTGCATTTAGTAGTTGGTCCCGTTGGTATCGGTCCTACCAATAACTTCACCTTTGATATGACACGACCAGCTAGGCATTGTGGCATTTGCGGAGACAGCTTCCAACCTTGGCTTGCTCGCACAGACGAGTATTTAACCGACGGTGAAGTTCAGCTAGCCGTCCAAATTGAGATTGAAGAGTGGAGGCGTAATCATCGCAAAAAGCATACTGAGGCTGAACAAAAAGCACTAACAGATTCAGGTAATATGATGACACCTGAAGCTGCACTAAGATTGATCCCTCTAGGAATCTATCCTATTGGCGATATGCTTGTAGATGAGGATATTGCTCAGGCAGGACGAGAAGCACCTAGAGGACCTTTTAATGACGTTCCGGATTTTCTATAACAGTTGTAATCACAAGATTACTAAGGAGGGCTGCATTGTTTTACGAAGTGGTGTATGAGACAGGAGTTAACTCTATTATGCAAGTCGATAGCGAAGAGGAAGCTCTCAACGCAATCGCAGAACAACATCGACGTGCAAAAGTAGGAGAACTAGCAGGACCGCAGGGAGGGCCAGCAACAAGAGTAGTTAAGGCTTTCAAGTATTCACAGCATCCTAATGAGTGGAACCCTGGCGATACTCTTACCAAGGATGAACTTAAGAAAACTCTACCTAAGCTCATTGATGCGTTGAGTGATGAAAACGGCGTCGTACCTGTGGGGGTCTTGGCAGTAGAGGTACGCGGTTTAACTCATCCAATGCTAAATGCGTCAGAAGTACATGGATCGAACTTCCGTATGGAAGAAGAGGGTGTAGTTACTAGTGGCGACATTGAAGTTAAGGCCGACGAACTTCAAGCTGCTAAACAGCCGCCTAAGCGAACTGACGAGCTAGGACAGTAGAGGAATTATATGGCAACTATCGTATTTCAGCCAATGTCACAATTGGTTACCGATTTTGTTCTCGGTAACTCAGGAACGGAAACGCCTCCAGCATCATGGACAATGGGACTAAGTACAACTGTAGTTGGTTCAGGTTCAAACATGATGCGAAACAGTGTTTGGTCTGTAACAATTTCAGGATCAAACGTTAATGAGATCGGTTCGGGTACGGCAAACGGTTATGCACGTCAGACAATTGCACGAACTATCGCACAGGGTGGAATTGACTGGGGAACGTCAACGTTCGATAACACGTTCTCTACAGGTGGTCAATCTACTTCTGCCGATCAGGTAACCTTTACATTCTCAGGAGCACCATCACCTAACGGTGCAAACTCTTGGGCACTTACACAAGGTTCTACAATTAACGCCGGCGATCTATTCTTTGCTGCTGACACGGCAGCTCTAAGAACATTCGCAACAGGCGATACTGAAAAAGTAGTGGCAACACTCAAGGCAGGTTAGTTAAATGGCAAATTTCGATTTCTTTAGTACAGGGTCATATACAGGATCAGGAACTAATCCATTTCATTGGGGTAATAGTTATGATTACAATACGCCGATTAGACAGGTTGATAAACCTCTATCACGTAAGCAAGTCCAACAAGAGAACCTACAAACGATCCGTCAACGTGAAGTAATGAAGAGGGGTCGTAAGTAATGGCACATGGCCCATTTAAGCAGATTATTGATGGTTCAATCCTTTCGGACAACCTTGCAGATATTGCACCGACTGCGGAAGCTGCACTATGGCCTGTTGCCGATTATTCTGGTATTGGGCCAAACGTACTAAGATCAGGACAAATTCTCCATGTGAAGGCATGGGGAGTAATGGATACGCCTGCTGCTTCACAGGGCAACATTACTATTACACCTAGATGGGGAACTACTACAGGTGGTGTTACTCTAGGAGCATCGGCTGCTACCGCACTTGCAGCATCGGCAACCAATCAACCTTGGCGTCTTGAATACACGCTGATGGTTCGTAAGGTTGGTCTGTCAGGACTCAATACAAAAGTAGTTGGCAATGGTTTCTTCGTTGGTGCAGTTGCACTAATTGCAGCATCCACAGGTAATACCATTGTGTTCGGCTCAACAGCAGAAGCGTCTATTGATGCTCATTCTGCTGGTGGTATCTTTATGGGTGTTACCGTTGGTATCTCCACTGACCTTATCACGGTCATGGGAGTTATCATGGAAACGTGGAACTAAGGCTAAGGTAGAGTATGAGTGGTGGATTGCATGGTGTTTCATTCGTAAAGGATGGACTGTTTTCTGCCTATGCAGTTATTCAGGATGAGAAATCGAGTGGTACTGGCGGTGGAACATTTACTTCAGGGGCGTGGCAGACTCGTGATTTGAATACAGAACATTTCGATCCTTTTGATCTTGTAACCATTGCATCTAACAGGTTTACAATACAGGCCGGACGCTATTTTATTAAAGCTAAAGCTCCTGCTTGGAATGTTAACTCTCATGTAGCCAAATTATTTAACTTTACAGATACGGTTGATGTAGAGATAGGTAGTGTTCAACAGGCTACTGCAAGTGCAAACTCAGCACAGACTTACTCAGAAGTATTAGCTAGAATTGATATCTCAACAGCCAAAGCATACGAAATTCGTCATCAATGTGATACTACTAAAACAAATGATGGCTTTGGTGTCTCAATGGCTATAGGCGCAGTAGAGATTTACACTGTTATTGAGATATGGAAAGAAGCATAAAATGCCACAGAACAAACGGTTGCTAAGATACTATGCCTGCTGAGTCACAATACTCATACGAACCATCTGCTCGTAAGATCGACTACGTAGAAAAAACATCCGATACTACAATTTCTGCAACTAGCGCTGCAACTGCTGATACTTGTATTACTAGTAGTCCAATTGTTTACCCCGGCGGTATGGAAATTTGCATTGAAATATATTCTCCTTCGCTCGTTCCTTCCGGGAGCAACAGCGCCGACCTTATTGTAACCTTATGGGAAGATTCTACCGATCTAGGAATCATTGGTCAGACTGGTACAACGGCTGCATCACCGCCGTCATTTTCAAGCATGTTTGCTCGTATGTTTCGGACTCCATCTGCGGGTTCACATACTTATATTGTTAAAGCGTGGCGTACTGTAGGTAATGGGACTTTCTCTGGTGGAACTGGTGGAGCAGGATATATAGCTGCCTATATGAGAATTACGAAAGCATAGTAGGTCACTAATGCCAGGACATTCATATGTAGACCCAAGCGGTTGGACAGATCGAATTATTCGTACTGCCGATAAAACAATATCAGCGTCTACTACTCTTGTTGACGACGGTGTACTTCAACTACCTGTTCAAGCTAGTGCAGCTTATTTTGTTCGACTTCTTCTAACTGTATCTGCTGCAAACTCAACACCGGATATTAAATATACATTTGTAGTTGCAGCGGGAACATTTGAGGGAGATTTACTCATCAATCGACGTGATACGGCTGGAGCACTTGTAGCCATAGGCATTATTGAAATGAGCGTTACGTCAATTCATGGTCTTGGAAATGTAAAACGCTTGATTCATGCTCAGGGTACTTTTAGAGGAGATACCGATACTTTACTAAAACTACAATGGGCACAAAATGCTTCTGATGCTGGCGTAACTACAGTTCATGCCGGATCAGAATTGGCAATTAAGAGGATGGGTTAAATGTCACAAGCAGGTTTTGGTAGATAGAAGATGCCTAGTGAACTCGGCCCTATTGGGCCAACTATTCCCTGGAACCCAGGTTCAGAATATCTTACTGTTCTTTCGCCTGCTATTCCTGGCTTCGTTGACTCGGCAGAAGTCTACCTCAAGCTTACAATAACAGGTAGTGACATATATGATCCAGGCTGTCTAATTATTGGTGAAGGTGAAGCACAACTACGATGGTTCGCAGGCGATCAACAATTACGTTGGCTAGGTTATGATGCTAATGCTAGATGGGAAGCAGCTTTAAGATTAGGAACAGGTCAATGCTGATGTTACTAACTACAAATATGACGAGTAGGTGATCTATGCCAATCGGTGTAGTATCGCAAGGTACGAAAGAGAACTTTCAGGTAATCATTACTGATCGGGAAGGTTCTATTACAACACTGGCATCTTCTGTTCCTAAATTTGATGTTATGGATTCAGCCGATGCATTTAAATACGGTGATGGAACCTATGCAAATGCACAAGCAGCTACAGCACTTGTCATGGTTATCAATTGCCTAGTAGATACCAACTTCGGTGGTATATGGGCAGAAGGTGAATATCGCTTATTTGTATGGTTCGTGGTAGGTTCAGAAACTGTACGGAAAGGTCCATTCTTTTTTGACGTAGTTGAATAATGCCTAGAGGAATCCAAATTTCTTCTGGTATTGGGCCTACCGGAAATCTATCGGAGAGAGAATGGCACGTTCTAGATTTGATGGCCTTGGGTCTCACCAATACAGAAATCGCAAAGATGTTACATCTATCGCAAGAGACAATCAAATCTCACGTGAAACACATTCTCTTCAAATTGAACGTTCGGAACAGGACATATGCAGTAAGTCTCGCATGGGAGAGAGGTTATGTTACAACCCATTCACAAAATCGTACGAGAGTCCTTTTCGATCAATTTCATCAGAAGTCCGTAACAGAGCAAAAGAGACCACAGGAAGGTCGATAGAAGAAAGTTATGAAGATTTCCTAATGGCACTATACGATTCAAGTACGCGTCCGCCGAAAGTACCATTTGGACTTGGTAAACAACGAATGCGTCAATTTAAAGTTCTGTAATGATCCTCAGAAACAACTTTGAGACAGGTCTTGCCGACGAGACAGCGATAACGGTCGCTAACTCTGATGATGG